CGAAAGGGGCATCTGGACCAACATCATGGTCCCCCGCCACGGCCTCTTCCACGTACCCCACGAGCAGTGGCGCTGCTCCGCCGCCAAGGCCGCCACGTACGGCCTGCCCAGGTCGCTGGAGCAGGGCGTGCTCGCGCTGAGGCTGCCCGTCAAGAAGGACACCGAGGGTGCGAAGGTCATGAAGAAGATGGCCAAGCCCCGCAAGCCCAAGGTCGCCGAGGTCCGCGAGTGGCTGGCCGCCAACTCCCACGCCATATCCCGCCTCGACAAGAAGGCCGCCAAGGCCGTCAAGCTGTCGGTCGCGTCGACGCCGAGCGGCAGCGAGGTGGTGGCGACCTGGACCGACGCGACGGGCTTCCAGCGTGAGGTCCACCAGCTCCCACTGTTCTGGCACGAGTCGGCCGAGCTCCACCGCCGCCTGTGCGACTACTGCCGCCTGGACGTGCTGGCCGAGGAGGGCCTGTCCAACCGCCTGCGGGACCTGACGGACAAGGAGACCCGCATCTACCTGATGGACCAGGGCATCAACCAGCGCGGCTTCCAGGTGGATGGCGACGCGGTCAAGGTCGCGCTGGACATCATCGACGCCATCTACTCCGAGCTGAACGCCGAGCTGGTCGAGATCACCGACGGGCGCGTCCAGAAGGCGACCCAGCGCGCGAAGATGGTAGACTGGTTCGAGGACAACGGCCTGCCGCTGGAGAACACGCAGGGCGGCACGATCGACGAGCACCTCAAGCGTCAGGACCTCCCACCCAAGGTCTACAGGGCCCTGCAGCTCGTCCGGTCGCTCGGCAGGTCGAGCACCGCGAAGTACCTGGCGGCCCTGGACTGGGCTGACCCGGCCACCTGGCGGATACACGGCGGGCTGCTCTACCACGGAGCCGGCACAGGCCGGTGGTCCGGCGCGGGGCTGCAGCCGCACAACTTCCCCCGCGGCTCGATCAAGAACATGGAGCTGGCGTGGGAGATCATCAAGACCCGCGACCTCGAGCTCATCACGATGCTGTACGACGACGTCATGGAGGTGCTCTCGCACGCCCTCCGCGGCCTCATCGTCCCCTCGAAGGGCCGCAAGCTGTTCGTCGCCGACTACGCGGCCATCGAGGCCCGCGTGGTCTTCTGGCTGGCCGAGGACGAGTCGGCCCTCGACATCTTCCGGCGGGGCGAGTGCATCTACTGCGCGATGGCCTCCGACATCTACGGCCGCAAGATCGTCAAGGGCGTCGACCTGGACGAGCGGCAGATGGGCAAGCAGGCGGTGCTCGGCCTGGGCTACCAGATGGGCGCGCCGAAGTTCATGGACACCTGCGCGGACAAGGCGGGCATCTTCCTGGAGCTCGACTTCGCCCAGCTGATCGTGCAGAAGTACCGCGACCGCTTCTGGCGGGTCAAGGAGATGTGGTGGGACCAGGAGGCCGCCGCCATCGACGCGGTGAAGAACCCAGGGAGGACGGTCCGCTGCGGCCGAGTGTACTGGCGCGTCGTCGATGGCTTCCTGCACTGCAAGCTCCCGTCGGGCCGCCTGCTCGGCTACGCCGACCCGCTGGTCGTCAAGAAGCCGACCCCGTGGGGTGCGCAGAAGGACGCGCTGACCTACATGGGCGTCGACCCCTACAGCAAGAAGTGGCGTCGCCAGGACACTTACGGGGGTATGCTTGTCGAGAACATCACCCAGGCCGTGGCCCGAGACCTGATGGCGGAGGCGATGCTGCGCTGCCACGAGGGCGGGACCTACGACGTCATCCTGTCGGTACACGACGAGCTGCTGGCCGAGGCCGACGAGGGCTGCGGTGATGTGAGGGAGTTCGAGAACCTGATGGCCGCGCTGCCGGACTGGGCCGAGGGATGCCCGGTCACGGCGGAGGGCTGGTCCGGATACCGGTACAAAAAATAATGGAGGTAGTCATGGCAGTCTCAATCATTGGATTCTTCGCGCTGCTCGCCGCAGCCGGCGCCATCGGCCTTCTGGCTGGTGCCCTGCTGCTCGGGTACTTCCGCTTTACGCACCAGCCGTCGGACCTGGCCCTCGGCCTCGTACTGGCCTGCATCGACGGTGGCGTGCTCTACGCCACCATGGCCGTCGCGCCGTTCCGCCTCGCGTACGTTGGTTGAGGTGGATGATGGAGTACGTGTTCAGCAAGACGGAGAGCGCCCACACCCTCGCGAGGGTGACCGTGTCGAGGGGCAAGGTGACCTCGGCAACGCCATCATTCGCGTGGGCGGTAGGAAAAGGACTCCACCATGTGTTGTCGTGGGCCGCGCGCAAGGGGATCACGTGGCGGCGAAGGGCGGTCCCAGTCGGCCAGGCGGAGCTGCGGTTTTGAGCGCGGCAGACTTCCCGTTCCGCCTCCCCAACTATCGGCACCAGCAGGACGAGTTCGAGCGGCACCGCGACGACGAGGCGCGTGCCCTACTCTGGCAGATGAGAACCGGAAAAACTAAGTCGATACTGGACACGGCATGCTACCGCCACGCCGACTGCCGCGACGTCGACGGGCTGCTCGTCGTGGCGCCCAACGGCGTCCACGAGAACTGGGTGCGCCGGCAGCTGCCCCAGCACATGTGGCCCTGCGTCGACTACGTGGCCCACGCCTACACGGCGACGAGGGCCGACAGGCAGTACCACCAGCGCTCCCTCGAGCAGTGTCTCTCGTACTACGGCGGCCTGGCAGTCCTCACGGTCAATTCGGAGTCGCTGCGCTACGACAAGGTGAAGGCCGTCATCCGGCGCTTCCTCAAGAAGCGCCGGGTGATGCTCGTCGTCGACGAGTCGCACGACTTCCGCTCTCCCGGCTCGAAGCGGACGAAGACCATACGCGGCCTGGCGAAGCAGTGCCCAGTGCGGAGGATCCTCACGGGCACCATGGCATCCAACAGCCCACTGGCCGCCTACTCCCAGTATGAGATCCTCAAGCCTGGAGCGCTGGGCTTCGGCACGTTCGGAGAGTTCGAGGGCCGGTACGCCACCTACAAGCAGGTGACGTCGAAGGGCGGGCGGAAGTACCCAGTGCTGGACGAGTACCAGCACCTGGACGAGCTGCAGGCCCGCATCGCCGACTGGTCCAGCGTCGTCCTGCGGGAGGACGTCGACGACATGCCGGACCTGCTGATGGACGAGGTGACCGTGACGCTCACCGAGGCGCTGCAGGAGAAGTACGAGGCGCTGGTGAAGGACTTCATCCTCGAGCTGGAGGACGGCGGGGAGGTGGAGGCGGTGGAGGGCGGCGTGCGCCTGACCAAGCTCCAGCAGATAGCCAGCGGCTTCGTCGTGGACACGAAGGGCGACCTCGTCGAGCTGGCCCCAGACGAGGAGAACCCCCGGCTGCAGGCGCTGCTGGCACAGGTGAGGGGATCCGCCGGCAAGAACATCATATGGTGCAAGTTCAAGGACGACATCCGCAGGGTGACTGCGGCGCTACAGAACGAGGGACGCAAGGTGGTACAATACCACGGCGGCGTCACCTCGCAGAGGAAGCGGCAGGACGCCATCGACGCCTTCATGCATGACCCCTCGGTCGTGGACTTCGTCGGCCAGCCGGCGGCCGGAGGCGAGGGCCTGGACCTCTCGGTCGCGGAGACCATCCACTGGTACTCCCACACGTTCGACCTGATCGAGAGGGACCAGGCGAACGAGAGGGCGACGCAGGTCGGAGGCAAGAGCATCACCGTGCTGGACTACGTCGCCACCGGCACGGTGGACGAGCACATACTGAGGACGCTGAACGGCAAGAGGTCCGTGTCGGACGAGCTGACCGGCAAGGGCCTGCGCGACAGGCTGCTGGCGCTGTTCCGGTCGATGCTGACCTAGCCTCCGCAATGCGAGAACGATGGCTGTGAGGCCCCGAGCTGAGGCGGTACATTCATCTCACCGACAAGCCGGGGCCCAAGCCGGGCGGGCTGACGAGAAACCTAACCCAATCCTACGAAGGAGAGCAACAATGGAAAATACTGAAAACACTGGCGCAGCACCGGAAAACACCGGCGAGACCGCACCGAAGGCTCCTGGCATCGGCGACGTGGCCAAGGACCTGATCCGCGCCGGCCTGGGCAACAAGGAGGTGCTGGACAAGGTGAAGGAGCTGTTCCCAGACGCCAAGACCTCGATGGCCTCCATCAACTGGTACCGCAACAACCTGCGCGATGCCGGCGAGGACGTGCCGACCGCCCGCGAGATCGCCGCCGCTGGCAAGCCTACCAAGGAAGAGCTGGAGGCTGCCAAGGCCGAGAAGAAGGCGGCCAAGGACAAGGAGCGCCAGGAGGCCAAGGACAAGAAGGCCGCCGAGAAGAAGGCCGCCAAGGACGCTGAGAAGCAGGCCAAGGCCGACGCCAAGGCCGCTGCTGGCGAGCAGGCTCAGACCGGCGAGAACACCGACGAGCTGGCAGCCGCGATGCAATAACCCAGCATTCTCGGCATCGGAACCCTTACGAGGGCTCTCCGGTGCTTAGGTGGCGGTAGAATAGAGGGCATGGACACAATCCGTGCCCTCTTTCTTTTTACCCACCGGAGAATGACATGCCAGTGCAGCTCATCAAGACCTACTTCCTGCAGGGCCCAGCGCCCAAGGGCACGCGCCACCCGTACGGCCTGGACGACCCGCCTGTCAACGGGTGGGGCCACGTGGTGAAGATCCACGGCGAGAAGCGATCCACCCTGCTCTGCCCCTTCTCCCTCCGCTCCTACCAGGTCGGCAACCACTTCGCCGAGGTGGCGGGCGCCTTCGACGTGCCGGACTACGACATGCTGAAGCTGGGGCGCCTCATCGCCAAGAACTGGGAGGAGGCTGCGGCGATGGGCCTGCAGCGTGACTACGCGGTGGCCGCCCTCGTGCTGGGAGAGCTGGGCATACCGGTGCCGAGGGTGACGCAGCCGACCGCCCAGGATGGCGAGGCGAAGGTGCAGGGCGGCAAGCCGATCGTCCACGCCAACCTGCGGCCGGTGAGGCCGGACAGCAAGCGAGGCGAGGTCGCCAGCTTCTTCGTGCAGGAGAGGCCCCAGTCCATCCACGAGGCGATGGCCAAGCTGGGGCTCACGCGCTCCGGCGTCCTGTCCCACCTGTTCTGCCTCTCGCGAGACCACGGCGTCGGCTACGTCCTCGCCAACGACTGCGCCAACCTGCTGGTGCCTGAGGGCTTCGACCTGTTCGCCTACGTGGAGCCGGAGCGGAAGGCCCGCGAGAAGCCCGCCGACGACGGCCGGCCGAAGGAGGTGAAGAAGCGCACCAGCGGCAAGCCCGTCAACGTCGATGCCCTCGCGCCGATCCCACAGCCTGGGAAGCGCGCGGCCGTGGCGGAGTGGTTCCTCAAGTGGCAGGACATAAAGGAGGTGGAGCAGAAGCTGGAGCTCAACCGGTCGGCCGTGCTGTCCCACCTGTTCACCATCAACAAGGAGAACGGCCTGGGCTACGAGCTCTCAGAGGACAGCACCCAGGCGAGGCTGATCGTGCCCGAGGGCCACGCCGTGTTCTGCGCCAAGCAGCCGCGCCCGAAGAAGGAGAAGGCAGCGGAGGAGGCCTGAGGTGGCGCGCAGGTGGCGGGTCGTGCGCGTGGGGCGGGCCCGCCTTCGCCTGGAGGCCTGGGCCGGCGACGAGCCGGCGGACGGCGAGCTGTTCCAGGAGAGGCTGAGGGAGACGCCCTTCTGGATGCTCGTCGCCTGCTCGCTCGTCAACCTCACCACGTGGTCCCAGGCTCGTCCGGTGCTCGACGAGCTGCTCCTTACCTATCCCACACCTGAGAGGCTGGCAGAGGCCCGACCGGAGGACCTGCACGGGGTCCTCAGGCCACTCGGCCTGTGGAGACGTCGGGCCATCAGTCTGGTCCGGATGGCCCAAGGATGGTTGCTCGGGACGGGGCCCCGAGGTACTATGGACATCACCCGACTACCTGGCTGCGGCAAGTACGCTGCGGACAGCTGGGCGATATTCGTGGAGGGCAGGACCGACGTCGAGCCGACGGACGGGAAGCTCTCCTGGTACCTACGCCAACTAAGGAGCACCACATGTCCCAACAAGAGCTGGAGTCCATCGACTCTGCCCCATCCACCACCGAGTACCTCGTAGCGGCCCTGACGGCCCGCATGCTGAACAAGGCGGAGGAGTTCAACCGAGGCATCATCGGCCTGCCAGTCCCCGCGACGCCGACGATGCTGAACGCCGACCGCGCCAAGTGGGCCCTCATGGCCCTCGAGGAGGAGCGCACCGAGTTCGCCAACGCCATCGACGCCGACGATGTGCTGGAAGCTGCAGACGCCCTGATCGATGGCATCTACTTCGCCCTCGGCCGCCTCACCGAGATGGGCGTGCCCGCCAAGGCCGTGTTCGACGGCGTGCACGCAGCCAACATGGGCAAGGTGCGCGGCGAGCTCTCCAAGCGCCCTGGCGCGCAGGGCTACGATGCGGTCAAGCCGGAGGGCTGGAGGGCGCCGGACCACTCCTTCCTGCTCGACTTCTCGCTGGCCGACGTCAACAAGGCCAAGGTCTTCGACGAGCTGAGCCCCATCTTCCAGCGCATCACCTACCTGCGCGCTGCCAAGGGCGAGGACTACAACAACGTTCCCGGCGGGCGCGACGCCTACTTCCCGTTCGGCCACCTGTCGTACGGGCACATGCTGAACACCAAGGCCCTGCGCATCCAGTCCCTGCTCAACGCCATGATGGCCGGCAAGAAGCCGAACTTCGAAGGCCTGCTCGACTCTGTAGAGGACCTGGTGAACTACGGGGCATTCTACGGCGAGTGGCTGCTAAAGAACAAGGTGGGGGCCTCGGCATGAGCATCTCCATCCCCTTCCACAACACCTACAGCATGCTCCTGCAGTGGCTGCTGTCCGACTCGTGCCCGACCGAGCAGAACGCCCGCACCGGCCGGGCCATCAAGGCCGGCGTCGGCGGCACGGCCTTCCGCGTGAACCTGGCGGACCGCGTCCTGCCGACGCCTGGACTGCGCCGTACCTACCCGAAGTCTGCCGCCGCTGAGGTGGCGTGGTTCCTGTCTGGCGAGACCGACGTGACCTGGATGCGCAAGCACGCTCCCTTCTGGGACAAGTTCGTTGGCGCCGACGGCAAGACGGTCATCTCCGCCTACGGCTACCGCTGGCGGCACCACTTCGACCGTGACCAGCTACTGCTGGGCCTGCAGGCCCTGCGCAAGGACCCCTCCGATCGTCGCGTCTTCATCTCCGCATGGGACCCGTCGACCGACGGCCTGGGCGCCGAGGGGCAGAAGAACGTGCCGTGCCCGCTGGGCTTCACCCTGTCGATCAGCGGCGGCCAGCTGCACTCCGCCATCTTCCTGCGCTCCTCCGACGTGTTCGTCGGGCTGCCGTACGACGTGATGGGCCACGCGCTGCTGATGGACGCCCTCGCCGCCGAGCTGAACGTCACCCCCGGCATCATGCACGGGACGCTGGCACACCCCCACCTCTACGAGGACCACTGGGACATGGCGCGTGAGGCCCTGCAGCAGGTGCCAGTCGTGCCGAACATCCGGATGCCCGCCATCGCCATGCACAACATCATCGCCAGCCGCGACACGTACGTTGGCTTTGTCGCCCACCAGGCGCAGCAGGCTGAGTGGCCATCGTTCGCGCCGAAGCCCTTCGTAGTGGAGTGACGCCATGAGCCTCGTCAAGCGCGACGGGGCCTTCTGGGACCGCTTCCACATGGACGTGGCCCGGAGGGTCGCCCTACTCTCCAAGGACCCTGACCGACAGGTCGGGGCCGTGCTGGTAAGTCATGACCGTCGCATCATCGCGACCGGCTACAACGGCTTCCCAGAAGACGTGGACGACACGATCGCCCGCCTGTACGACAAGGACTACAAGCTTGCCAACATGGTGCACGCCGAGGCTAACTGCCTGAGCCACGTGCGCCTGGAGGAGAGCCTGGAGGGGGCCACGATGTACGTGACCCGCTTCCCGTGCTGCCAGTGCGCTACGAAGCTGGAGAGCGTTGGCATCACCCGCGTGGTGGCGCCGAGGCCCGAGCTCGGCCACCTGCGGTGGGGAGAGAGCTGGATCCGAGCGCACGCCACCCTCGACCGCGCCAACATCAAGATCAACTATATGGAGCTAGAGCCATGACATCCGGATTCAAACTCATCCTGGCCGCGTCGGCCGACGGCTTCCTCGCCAAGGGAGATGCCGACGACATGAAGTGGACCGGCCGAGCTGACAAGGCGCTGTTCAAGATGCTGACGACCTCAGGCGGGGTCCTGGTCGGCGGTCGCCGTACCGTAGAGCAGATGCCTCCTCTTCAGTACCGAACGCTCCTCCCGCTCAGCAGGGACACGAACCGAGGCATGACCCTCGACCAGGCGCACGCCATGTTCAACAGGGACCTGCAGAGTGCGTGGCTGATCGGAGGGCCCACCGTGGCGCTCGAGGCCCTCAAGAGGGGCATGGTGAGCCGGGTGTACCTGAACCGTGTGCCGAGCGCCCTCGGTGACGGCATCCCGGTCCAGCCTCTCCTGGACCTGCTGCCCCCGAAGCCGACGTACCTCAGCGAGGTCGACGGAGTATTGGCGGCGGTCTACCTGGGGGTGAACGGTGGCCCGCGAGGCTAGGCTGTGGGAGTGGCTGCGCGAGGGCCTCAAGGGCACCGAGGGCCTCCACATGCGACGGGTGGAGAACCAGGTGGGCGCCGGCGATCCGGACGTCGACGGCTGCTACCAGGGGCGTTACTTCGAGATAGAGCTGAAGGGGTGCAACCGGCCGAAGCGCGGGGGCCCGCTGGACTTCGAGGTCCGGCAGGCCCAGGCCATATGGCATCGGAAGCGCACCAAGGCCGGCGGGAACACGTGGCTCTATATAAGGGTGGGGGAGGGGAGGGACGTCCGCCGCTACCTGGTCCACGGGGGGCTCGCCTCCAGCATCCGCGAGACGGGGATCACCGAGGAGCAGCTGGCCGCCCTCACCAGGCTGCCGCTGGACCACTCCCCAGCGGATGTGCTGGTCATGGTCGTGACGGGGGCCCGCCCCCATCATTTATAGCGCACCCTAGCGAAAATACATTTACAAGGGCGCCACTATGGCATATCATTTCTTCATCCACTTACCACTTGTTTCACTTTGAAGGGAGATGACCATGACCAAAGCACGCACTCGCAACATCAAGGAAGACACCATTGCGCTGCTGCAGCGCAAGCGCCCGATGACCTACGAGGGCATTGTGGGCGAGGTACTGAAGCGCCACCCCGGAGCGAGCACCACCGTCAAGACGGTCCAATGGTATGCAAGCCGCCTCCGCGCGGCCGGTGAGGCCGTCAACGTGCGCCTTGCCAACGACCGTCGCAACTGGAAGACGCGTCCCGAGGCGAAGCCCGCCGACGAGGCAGTCGCCTAAGTACCTGATTCTAAAGCAGTTTTCCTGAGGGCGCTTCGGCGCCCTTTTTATTTTCCCGCTCCGTTACAAATTATTCCCATATTTTTGTGTTTAGGGGGCTCCCAGCCTCCAAATTACCCCCTATAATGACTCCATGCTGCATCAACACTGATGCTTAGACAAACAAACGAATGGAGAATGAGATGCCTACCACTAGCACCATCACCACGAAGGACGGCAAGGCCCTGATCAACGACACCGAGCTGATGGCTCGCAAGATCTTGGCGGACAATCAACCCGCGTGGACTCCTGCAGTGCAGTCGGTTACCAACGTGTTCGTGGCCATGTATGCCAATAGCTTGACGGTCGAGACGATCGTGGCGCTGAGCAACGCCATGAGCATGGAGCGCGACGAGGCCAGCCTGCGCAAGGCGCTGACGGCCATGGTACGCAGCAAGGCCCTGCGCCGTGGCGCCAAGGGCCGCTACGAGATCAACTTCTGAGGAGAATGACCATGGCCTCCCGCCCACAAGTGAAGTTCCTATCCCGCAGCGAGGGCTCCCACGGGAAGTCCCTCGTCATGAACCTCCACAGTTTGACCGCGGCCGAGAAGGACCGCATCGACGACGTCCTCTGCCGAGACGTGCTCTTTTCTCGGGAGACCGCTGTGCTGATGACGTCCAAGGACGCTGGGCTTCTTGCATGCCTCCTGAATAATATCGTGGGTGGCACGCTAGTTGGCATCAGCGGGGAGCAGATGACCATTGCAGCCAGCCTCGCTGAGGCCCTCGGGCAGCGTAACTGCTCCGACCTCGGCACTTACCAACAATTTTAAGGGAGAGACTGAAATGGAAATCGTGGACCGCACGCTGCTCCGCATCACCTTTCAAATGGGGGACGAGTGGCTCGAGTGCTACCTGCACGAGAGTTCCCTGCTCGACAAGCCCTTCGTAGTGGTTGAGCGCACCTCCGCCAAGAGCCTCCGACGCACGGAGTATGACTGCCGAGAAGAGGCACTCGTGGCTTACGACGTCGCGGCCGAGCGCACCAAGGCGGCCGTCCGCCTCCACGTTAAATAAAGGAGAAACTGAAATGACAAAGGTTACCATCGGCTCCGTCATCACCGACGGCATCAAGGCGGGCAAGACCAACGAGGAGGTGGTGGCGCTCGTGCTGCAAGCCTTCCCCGACGCTCAGACGAAGTCGGCCAGCGTCAACTGGTACCGCTCGCAGCTCAAGCGGGCTGGCGGCGACGTGCCGAAGCAGCCCAAGAAGGTCGAGGTGGCCAAGGCCGTCGAGTCGGCCGCCAAGGGCTACTCCGTGGGGAGCCTGAAGACCTTCCCGGGGGAGGACTGCCCCGGCTTCTCCGTCAAGCTGTACCGCGACGGGAAGCACGTCTGCACCGTGACGGAGTACGGCAACGGCGGCGAGGCAAACTTCGACTGGGCGGACAAGGACGGCCCGACGACCGTGGTGGTTGTGCGGGACCACAAGGGCGAGACGCACGGCTACCGCGGCACGATCGAGGAGGCCAAGTTGGCTCGGCACGTCCTCGACATGACGTACACGTATGAGGGGCAGGTGTTCCCCACCAACAGGGACATCTTCGTGGAGGACCTGGTGGGCGACCTCGAGCTCCTCAAGAAGTGGAGGAAGCTGTCGAAGAAGGTTGCCTACCTCAATGGCATGGGGGCGCTCTACACGGTCAACGCAGAGCCAACCCCGGAGAATATCAAGAAGTACGTCACGGCCGAGAACGCCAAGGTCCTGAATGGTCTGAGTGACGAGGAAGTGCTGGCGGAGTTGAAGAAGCTACAATAATACTGATCCGTCATTCGTAGTCGTAGTGCAGAAGTGATGGTGCAGCCGGGCTCATTTGCCCTGGGACTGCGCGTATAATCGACGTCTAGTGGTGCACGGGGCACCCTGACAAAAAACCAAGAAGGAGAATGTCATGAAACTTGAGGGAATGAGCATGGCCACGCTGGTGGCAATGGTGAACGAACTCGGCGGCACTGCTACGATGAAGACCTTCTCGCAGCGGTCGAAGGCTGTCGAGAGGGTGAACAAGCTCGCCGGGGACGCCGGCGTGCAGCTGGATCAGTTCTTCAACGAGGACGGCAGCAAGCGCGTCATCGAGGCCGAGGTCGACGGGAAGACCTTCTCCGTCGAGGTGCCACTCGGCGTGGTGCCGACCGAGGGCGCGACGGCCCACGTCGACGCGCCCAAGGACCTCGGTGCCGGCGTCGTGCTGACGGAGCCGCACACCCTCGTGGAGACGCCCCTGCCGAACGGGCCCACCTCGACCGGCGCCATCGACCATGGTGACATCGACTGGGACAAAGTTCCCGTCACCGTCACCGTCAAGGACGATGAGCCCAAGCCCGAGACCGACCCGAATTGGCCCTTCAAGCAGCACGAGTCGCAGCTGAAGGAGGCCGAGCAGGCCGAGCAGGCCAAGCCCGTCGAGAAGCCCAAGGCCCCCAAGAAGGAGCCGCGCGTCTCGATCCGCGTCGTGGCCGAGGCCAAGCTGATGGAGGTGGTGAGCATCGACGAGGGCGGCCGCAAGGTGGGCCTCTCGTACGCCGAGATCCTCGACTACCTGCACGCCAACTTCCAGGGCTCGAAGACGACGGTGGCATGCCTGCGCTGGTACGCGGCCCACATGCGCGACCGTGGGACCCTCCCGCCGAACCGCCCACGCGCCGTGCCGAAGAAGGCTGAGCCGCAGGTGGCGGAGTCGGCCAACGACTCGCAGACGTCCGAGGCTGCCTAGCATGGCAGCGAGGATGGTGACGTACATCGCCGGGGTTGGCTATCGCCCCGGTGCACGGGAGCGGCTCGCCAAGATCATACCCGGCGAGTGGCTCACCCTGAAGCTGGAGCCCGAGAACCCCTACGACCCGAAGGCGGTGGCCGTGTACGACGGGGATATGCACCTCGGGTACGTGCCGGCGGCGGATGCGCCGGCAGTGGGCAAGGCAATGAGAGACGGCTACCTGGTGGAGGCCTGCTACTCGGGCGTGGTGGCCCCAACCGAGATCGTGATAACCTGGGAGGTTCAGAATGGATAGCGAAGACTGCGGGTGCGAGCCCGCCGAGATGGCGTTGGAGTTGCAGGCGGTGCTTGCCGCCGTCACACACATGGCGGGCGGCACGGTGGTGGTGCCCTCCGACGTGATGCTGCTGGTCGCTGGCATGAAGTTCAGCCTCGACCTCGAGGACGACGGCTCGGCCGTGGTCCGCGTCAAGCGGGCGCCGCTGGACCTGACGGCGGGCCTCTCGCTGCAGGAGCTGATGGCCCACGAGGCGCCGAAGGTGCTGCAGTGAGGGCTTGCCTGACTGCGTGAGGGAGTCGGCTAGGGGCCCTTCTAACGAGGGGCCCACGGCCGATCGTGTCGGCTCATTCCCTCCATGATCGGGGCTCCCTGTGCCCCAGCATACCCCGACTTGGCTCGGGCACATACAGGGGTCTTCCTCGGGGTCGGGTCGCGGCATCATAGCGACTCGACCCCGAACCTTTTTGGAGGACCGCCGTGAGCGAGAAGAAACCATGCCCCTTCGACGAGGCCGGCACGTGCCGGCACGCCTTCGGTCGCGGCCGCCCGTGTGTCCTGCTGGACGAGAGGGCGACCGGCTGCGGGTGGCACGCGTCCCTCGACGGCGTCTCCCACCGTAAGTACCGCGACCTGCAGAGGGAGACGAGGCCCGAGGCGCCAGAGGCCGCGCCGACCTGAACGGGCGCATGCACGGCAAGGCTCCGGATGCGGCTGCGGCTTGTCCAGGCGGGCCGCCACGGCCTCCGGAGGCGCCGCCGAGTATCTGCAGCAGGGCCCGAGGTGAAAGCTCGGCCTGGTGCGCAAAAAAAAAGACCTCCAACGGAGGTCCGCTGGAGGCCGAAGCCTCGGCGGCGAAGGAGGCAGCACGGGTTCCGCCGAGGGGAGACGCTGTTACTTGCCGATGGAGCCCTTCAGGCCCAGCCACAGTGCGCCCAGCATTCCAGAGACGAGCAGGCCGACCGCGGCCAGCAGCGCCTTCGACTTGACCGACTCCGTCGTGTTGCGCCAGTCGCGCAGGTGCTGGAAGTCCTTCTGCACCTCGATGGGGTCGTCGATCTTCACGCCGAGGCGGAGGAAGGTCTCGTTGATGGTCTCGCGGACCGTCTCGCGGACGAGCTCGCGCATCTCCTCGGGGGAAAGCTGATTGTGCGGGGGCATCACTTGGCTCCAGTGCTAGGTGGTTGGGGACCGCGGGAGCGGCGGTAGAAGGCCAGCTGCCAGGACGCCTGTCGCATCCAGCTGGCCAGCTCGGAGAGGTTGCGGGACATGGCGCCGTAGGCGGCCGGCGTGAGGGCGAAGAGGACCTCGCCGTCCGCCTCGACCACGCGCCAGGCGACCGACTCAAGGCCGACCGGCTGGAGCTGCGGCAGGACCGGCGGGGGAGGCTCCGGCGTCGGCGGAGTCGGCTGCGGGCTGAGAGGCACGCTCGAGCAGGCGCAGAGCGCGCTCAGTGCCAGTATTGATGCGAGCCTCGATGAGGCCCGGCTTGCTGCGCGCGAGGGCGCCCAGGTCGTGCTTGGACAGGACATCCTTAATCTCCTTGGAGTAGGCCCCAGCCTCACGCTGTGCGCTAGCGAACTGCATCAGGGCCTCGGCCTGTGCCCTGCCAGCCTCCTCCCACCGTGTCACCGCCCTGTTGAGCGAGGCGACCTCGGCCTGGGAGGCCTGCAGCTGCTGCCGGGTCCTCGCCACCTCGGCGGAGAGCTCCGCCTTGGCGTCGACGAGTCCTGAATAATGCTGCCATAGTACAGCGCCGGCTGCCGCGATTGAAACCCCCAACAACCCCGCCAGTATCAGCCTCGTCGTCAGGCTCACGGCTTGTCCCCCAGCCCGTGTCTGGTCTTGAAGCGAAGCGCCAGGTTGCCGACGAGCAGGACCAGCATGGCCTTCTTGTAGATGCCCTCGTCCACGTAGGGCGCGACCGACGGCATCCAGTCCAGCAGGTCCGGCAGGAAGGCCCACGCGAGTGCGGCCAGCGAGTTGAACCACACGGTCCAGGAGCGCAGGGCCCCGCGAAGCTTCGCCATCATGCCAGCACCCCGCCCTTCTGCACGAACACGGCACGGAGATCCGCCATCGCGTGCTCGCGCTGGCCGTACCCGGCGCCCGGTAGGGACGCCCAGATGTTCCGGCACTTCCGCATGGCCTCGTCGAAGCGGCCCTCGTCGACATCCGACATGGCCCGCTGCTCGGCGATGAGCTGCAGGGCCCACTGGTCCTGCGAGGCTGGCCCGAAGTCCGGCAGCTTCAGGGACGCCTTGTAGTAGGGCCAGTCGCGCACCAGGAACTGGTAGCGCCCGGACGCGGTGGACTTGAGGCCCTTGTCGTTCACCAGCTTGGCCTGGCGGCCCTTGGCGAACGGGTGCTCCGCGTAGCTGCGGAAGATCTCCGGCCCGTCGACGCCGGACACGACCACGTCGTATCCGCGGTCGCGGGTCAGCCTGCTGGTGGAGGTGCCCTCCGCGTGCGCGAGGGTATCCAGGAAGGCCATCCTGTTGGGGGTAACTACTCTCATGTGTCGGTCCTCAGTATGCGTGGATGCAGAAGAAGTTGCAGGGGTCGAACCGGAAGGGGTCCGGGAAGCGGCAGGCCTCGGCGCAGGCCTCGGTGCAGTCGTAGGCGTCATCGTCCTGCGGCACGAACCAGGCGAGGAAGCCGACGATGAGCTGCCAGTCGTACGGCTGGCCCTCGTGCGCCCGGAACCACCTGGCCGCGAAGAGTGGGTCGCGGTCGGTGTCCTGCAGGTCCCACTTGGACGGGTCGAGCGCCATCCGCTTGAACCGGACGCCGCCACAGCGGCCTGGGCGGCGAAGCGACCATAGCGGCATCGGCTCGCTCGCGACCGACGACGCGCACCAGTAGGTGCCGTCGATGCTTGCCGTCGTGCCGTCAGGCATGAGGGACCCGACGTTGTCGTCGGGCGTGAAGACCACCTCGGTGTGGCTGTGTGGCCCGCGGAGGCGGAGGCGGATGAGCCAGTTGGCGATGCCCTTGATGCCGGCCTGCGTTCCCTTGTACGAAGCGATCTTCACGGCAGCCTCTCCTTTACAGAGTTGCGGCAATTTCCTTGATGCGATTGATGGTGGCGGCGTGGAGGCTGACAGCGTCCCCCTCCGTCGTGGCGCGCGATACGCTGTACTTGGCCATGCGCAGGTTGGCCAGCTCGGGCTCTGCAGCCCTGAAGTTCTCAGCCTGTGTCAGTATTAGGTCACACGCAGCTGCTGGCAGCAGGCCCGACTCGGTGATGAAGCCCTGGAAGTACGGGCCAATTGTGCCACTGTAGCCCGCATCCTTGTATGCCTGCGCTTCAGCCTCACGGGCCAGGTACTCCCGCGCGAGGATGTTGGGCTTCTCGTAGACCTGGAAGACCAGGCTGTCGATGTCGGCGGCCAGGCGCGCCTTCAGGGTGGCTAGGCGGGCCATAACCTCCCCGCTAGGCAGGTCACTTACAACCCAGGTCTGATGCCAGGCGTCATCGACGAGCACCGGAGCTCCCTCGGCCAGCGACTGGGTGGTATGGTTGAAAGCCGGAGAGGCCGTCGGCTCAACCTTGGCAAAGCCCTCAAACTCGGTGGCCCCGTCCGTGAATGACGTGTTTGGAAAATGTGCCAACACCATGGTCATGGTGAGGGGATACTCCTGCGTGTCCAGTTTAATGTAGAGCATCACGAGTCCTTAAATTTGTACAGTTAGCGGGTTGAATGCTTGGGCAGTCTGGCTGCAACTGCTGACCGTGTAACTACCCATGTTGGCAGTGGCAATAGACACACCGTAACGGGTGATCGTTAGCGCCTCTCCTGACGCATATGTCGTTCCTGTGCTAGCGATAGTGATTGAGCTACCCCCGAGTGAGTACGTGCCGGGCGTTGGCCCGTATATGCTGAGGTACATGGCCCAGCACGGTGCGTTGGTTCCTTGCCCACCAAGTGTCAGCAGAAGTCTACTGCCGCGTACTGACAAACTGTGGTATGCGGTATTAGCGCTAGCGTCACTGCTGGAGGTGAAGGTCCAGGCTGCCAGCAGATTGAGGTTGTTATCATACTTAAGCAGTCCAACAACGTTCGCCGAGTTGTTCCACGAGGGGGACAGAACCCAGACGTTGTTCTGAGCGTCCACCCCCATGTAGCAGGCCGCGCTGGCGTTGCTATTGAAGGTGGCGCGCGCCACAATGTTGAAATTCGAATCCAGTTTTGCAACGCTAGGATAAATTAACGACTGCGGGGAATTGTAAATGCGACCGGCAATAAACGTGTTGCCGAGGCTGTCAATTGCAATGTCATTCAAAGACTCCATGTGAATGGCGTTGCCATTCGACGTCAGCGTTGCGGCCCACTGGTAGCCTGACGAGGGGGCACCCGAAGCCCCGGTGTGCTTGTACAGCGTCCACTTGAATGTGTTCGGGGCTCCGCCGGTAGTGTCTGTGAGTTGCCGGCCGATAGACAGCATGTTGCCTGACAGGTCATTTGTTGCACTGTATATTGTTGCCCCAGAAATCGATGGTGTATCGATCATGGCGCTGATACTTACACCGTCCCATCGGGCAACTACCCCCCAGTCATTACTGCTGTATGACTGCCCGATAAAGCGAATCACCCCGGCGCTGTCAACGTGGATCCCCAGCGGTACGTGCGAGTAGCTCTGATACAGAACTGGCGATGTCACCAGTAAATTCCCCGTACTGGCGTCCAGTGTCGTGACCAAATAACCGTCATATCCGCTTGGGGTGTTGTTACCGTCAATCTTCCACATGACGTGCACCTTCAGCCCGTTGGCAGACTCTGCGATGCCCTTGGCGTACAACGTACTACCCCTCCAGATGCTGTTAGTCCAGAGCTGCTTACCGTACCGGTCAAACTTGGTAACGGCACCGTACTTGGGATCCGTAAAGACCCCCGTGCTGTCTGCGAAGTACAGGTCACCAAATTTACCAATGAGTGGCACTCGGCCGACAATGGGCGAGGTGGTGTATGGTAGCGGGAACTTGAAAAGCATGTTAGGGATGTTCTTCGTAATCCCCATCATCATGCGCTCGATTGTCATAATAGCCCCTCCCTAGTAAGACTGTCCGACAATCTGCGCGGACCAGCTGGCACCGGCGTCGTAGGTGTACAGGACGAAGGTGTCCCTCTTGCCGTTGGTGGCGGTAAGGACAGGCAGGATATTGCTGGCCCACTTCACGGTGACTCCATTGATCGTCCACGTAACTGAGCGGGCCGTGCCATCGGCCACCAGCTCCAGGATGAAGCCATACATCAGGCCAGTAGCAGGTAGCCCTGTCATTGTGAAGCTGGTTATGTTCGCGTTGAGGGCGACGACGAAGATGTTCGCCGAGCGGGCCTCCATGGTAAGCACGTTGGACACGATGGCAGCCGTCGCCTTCAGCTCACGGAGGGCCGTAGCCTGGAGGGTCCAGTTGGCTGCGTCACTGGCCGGGTCCGTCGTGCTCACCCCGCTTGTTCCAGTGCGACGGTACGTCAGGCCATTGGTAGGGCTCCAGGCGCACACGTTCTGGTTGTACGTGGTGCCCGATACCCACTTGGTGATACCACCAACAGCTGCCGCAGCCGTGGCGTTCGCCGCGGCTGTGGTGGCGCTGTCTGCCCCTGCCGCTGCCGAGGCCGCAGCGTCCAGGGCGTTGGAGTAAACCCCTGCCTGGGCGCTGGTCATCTCGGTGACGTGCGGCGCTAGCCATGCGACCAGGGCGTCCGCCTTTGGGTCAAAGTTATCTGGGTCATTGGTAGATGGAGCCGGCGGCGGGGCCGTCAGGGCGGTTGGTGCGACGATCGTCATTTAGATCTCCTCGAGCTCGAGCCCGATCACAGCTACCTGTGGGGCCTTGGTGTTGATGGTGAATCGCTTGTAGAATCCCAGGATGATGAGCGTCTCAAAGTACCCGTCAGTGTTGGCGTCATCGAGGGCGGACCACACCGCGGGAATACCATTCAGCTGGTCCCGCAGCTTCCGAGCCCGGTTGACCAGCTTCTTATCCAGCCAGATCTGCTGGATAGTCTTCGGGACATTACGGCGTGGGACCATGGTGCTCGTGTTGCCCTCGAAGTCCCTGTCCACCGTCGAGAAGTTCAGGACGTCGGACTCCGCTTCGTATTGTACGGCCCCAAGGTACTCCTGGGTACCCACCACACAGGCTCGGCACTTGGCGATCGTGGAGGCTGTTGCGGCCGCCACGGTGAAGGTAACGGTCGCGTTGTAGTAGGGAGGCAGGTTAAACCGGGCGTATGTCTCCTGGGTGGAGAACGCGCCGAAGCAGTACGTCTTCCACCCTATGGTGTTCCGCTTGGTGAGCGTCAGCGTGTCCGTGTAGACCGTGACGCCCGCGACGACGACGGTGACGGTGAGGGTCTTGCCGGCGAGCCCGTGGAGTGAGACGGCCTCCACGCGCTTGCCGGTGGTGATGGACCACGACAGGGACCCCGGCCTGGAGGTCGCCGTGCTCTTGGTGTAGTCGAACATGGCCCACTTGTTGGTATAGCTAACGTAGAGCCACTTGGTCGTGTCCGTCAGAGCTTGCCCAGTGTTGCTGGCCACTACTGACTCGTAGACCTTGTGGCTCGTCGGGTCGATGACGCGGTCGCCAAGGGCGTAGGTGGCACCAGCAGAGTAGGACTGGTACGTGTCGCCACGGTTGACCCACCACGTCGGACTCGACGCCGGTGTGTGCCCGACGTTGCCACCCTGCAGGGACTCGTAGACCGTCTTGAGCCCCTTGGCCCCCGACACACTCACAGTGGCACCCGCAGCGTAGGTGGTGCCTGCCACGTAGTCTGCTGGAGCGACCTCCGTCGCATCGCTCGAGGCCAGTAGGGCCCCAGTGATAGCCTGCGGGATGATGACCCTCATATTGCCCTCTCCTTAGCTCGTCTTGAGGGTGTTACCACCCTGGGATACATTCAGCAGGATGTCTGCCGTGATCTTCGCATTACGCTCCAGCTTCTCGATCAGGACCCGCTGGTTCTCGACCGCGCCGGTCAGGTTGTCGATGGCGGCCACCAGCTCGCGATTATCCTGCTGGAACATCTTCTTGGTCTGCTCGTGGCTCACGATGCGCGAGGCACCGGTGAACTCCACCTCCGGGCCGGTCTCGCCGACCATGCGCCAGCCCCCATCGTGCTGGCCCCCGCTCGCGTAGCCCTTGATCGGGCCGTTGCGGAACCAGTCCCACTCGGTGTTCTCCCAGAACATCGGCTGCGACGCCGGCGTGCCTCCTGGACCGAACACTCCCGGTGGCGCCTGCCAAGTGCCAGTGAAGCCGCCGCCACCGGGCACGCTGCCGCCGACGCCTGGGTCGCTGATGCTGCCGCCGCCCGCTGCGCCGGAGGCGCTATTGAAGGCTGCGATGGCCTGCGCCACCGTCAGGACCGACTTGTCCACGCCGTTGATGGCATCGATCTGGGCCTGCGCAGCCTCCAGAGCCCTGTCGAGGCGGGTCTGCTGCTCGTCGTGGAGCCTTTTGGCCTGGTCGAGCTGCGCCTGGCGGCTGGCCTCGATGGCTGCCAGCATGTCCTGCTGCAGCTCGACCTGGCGGTTAGCAGCCTCCAGCTGGGTCGATGCAGTGTCGCGCAGGTCCCCTATGAGGCTGGCCGCGCGGGCCTGATCGCGCTGGAAGTCCAGCATGGTCGCGTACTTCGAGGTGTCCTGGCTGCCGACCGCCGACAGGGCCTCGTCGAGGTTGGGGGTATTGGAGAGCGAGCCCTTGTTCTTCGCGGCCGTCTCCAGCACCTTGATGCCCTCCTCGCGGGTCATCTTGCGCAGGCTGGAGAACGTGGAGGCGACGCGCCCGTACACCGACTGCAGGGCCGATGCCTCCTTCTGGGCCGCCTGCAGTCGAGCGTTGGTAGCGTCACGCGCAGCGTCGGCCTGGGCGTTGATGAGGGCTACCTGCGAGTCGTACTCCTTCTGGAGCTGGTCCTTGCGGAGGCTGACCGAGCGGGACAGGACGCCCATCGCACTGTCCAGCACCTTCATCTTGGCCTCGCGTGCCGCAGAGGCCTGGGTCGCAGCCGCCTGCGCCGCCACCTCCGCGGCTGACTGGGCGGAGTCGGCCACCTGCTTGAAGGCAGGAGCCAGGGCCAGCAGCTGGACGTACAGCTTCGCACCGTCCTCGGTGGAGCGGTCGAAGCCGAGCACCAGGTCCTTGAACTGCTGGACGGTGGTGATGCTGCCATAGCCCAGCTTCTCCATCTGCTCGTGCACGCTCTTCGCCACTGGCGCGAGGCGCTCAGCATCCGTCAGGAAGTTCTGCTGGAAGTAGGTGAGGCCGCTGACGAGCGCATCCAGCCCGCCAGCCGCGGCGATCAGCTGCTCGCGTGCCTTCAGCGAGGCGATGCCCACGGCGCCGAAGGCCTGCTCGGAGGTCTCACCCAGGGCCTGCAGCGCGACATCCAGGGCGCTGTAGTCGCCGGCAAGGCGCTGCAGGGTGGCCGACGCCGACTCGCCCTCCTTGGAGAAGGTGGACAGGTTCGGCACCAGCTCGTTGGCCATCTTGTCTGCGACCGTGGTGAAGAAGTCGGAGATGGCCTTCTGGTTCTCTTCCTCGGTCTTGCCGAACACGATGCTGACTGCCTGGACGCGCTCGGCAAGTGCCTTGAGCGAGTCGGCGCTCGCGCCGATCGTCTCGCCAAACCCGCCAGTGATGGACTTCAGCATGGTGTAGGCGTCAGACAGGGCCTTTGCCTGGCCGCTATCCACCGACGCAAACTCAGTGCCAGACTTGTTGGACCGGAACCAGCCCCCCTTCTGAGTCCACTTGGCATAGTTCTGGCCCGAGAACGAGTTGTCCGAACCGAGGGTGCCGGTCAGGCCCATCTCGCCGTACTCCTTCGGCTTCATGCCAAACAGGCGGTTCACGGCCCCGCCGATCAGCCCGCCAACCAGGGAACCAATCCCTGGCAGGATGACCGTGCCGATCGCAGTGCCGATGGCTGTAGCGTTGGTTGAGCTGCCGCCGAGTGCGGAGTATCCGCCGGAGATGAAGTTACCCCCTATGACACCGCCGGCGATGCCCGCGAAGGCGGCTCCAGCCGCGCCGACGCCAGTGGCGACTGACCCATTGGAGGCAATCTGGCCAGTCATCCCCGTGGCGTACATGCCGGACTGCACAGCGTCTGCGATGGACGTGGACAGCTCCGCGAAGCCACCACTGATGGCCCCGTAGATGCTCTTGCCCATGTTCACGAGGCTGAAGCCCTGGGACAGGGCGCTACTACCGGTGCCACCAAGCGCCGAGCTGCCAGAGCTTGCCAGCGCCGAACCGGCGGCAGAGGAGCCGAAGGACCCGGAGATGTTGACCAGCCACTTCTTGAGGGTCATCTGGTAGAGCCAGTCGAAGAAGATGTTCTTGAAGGACTCCTTCAGGCGGGTCGCCAGGTCCTTGCCGCCATTGGCCACGCTGATGAAGGTGTCGTGTGCGGTGCGGTCGAAACTCTCCCACATCTTCGCGTCCTCTTCCATGATGGCCTGGCGCTGCTCCTTGCTGAGGAGCTTGTACTGCTCCTCGCGCAGGCGGTTCAGGCCTGCGATGCGGGAGTTGATCGCGGCCTCCTCCTCCTGGGACAGCTCGTACGCGGTCAGCTTGGCCTGCTCCTGCGCGAGGCGGAGCTCCGTCAGGGAGATGGCGGACTTGCCGTAGGCCTTCACCTGCTCCTCGGTCGCCTTGACCTGGTCCCACACCTCGTCGGTGGAGGCCTTCAGCGCCTTGGCCTGCTCCTCCAGGGCCTTCTTGTCGGCCTCGCGGGCATCCTGGATGCGCTCGAGCAGGAGGTACTCCTCCAGGTCCTTCGCCAGCTTGATCTGCTTGGCGGCAGTCAGGCGCAGGTTGCCAGCGCGCAGGTCCTCCATGACCTTCAGGGCGTACTTCTGACCGTCGGTCAGCTTGTCGTTGTACTGGAGCTCCAGCTGGATCGTGGCGACGCGCTCGGCGATCTCCTCGCGGATCTTCTTGTACTCCTCCGCCCACTTCTTCAGCAGGTCCAGCTGCTCCTTGGTGAGCTGGTTGCCAGCCTGCTGGACCCTGAAGCCCGCCAGGGTGTCCTCGCGCTCGCGCTTCTTACGCTCCTTCTCATTCTCGGCGACCTTGGCGCGGACGTCGGCGGCCCACAGTACCTTCTCTATGTTGGCGTCCAGCAGGCGGCGCTCCTCCACGGCGTCGGCCACTCGCGCCTCGCCGATCTCCTTCACGGCCTTGAGCCCCTCCGCCATGGAGTCGGCCTTGGCGAACGCCACGGCCTGCGCCGCCATGGCGCCCAGGTCCTTGCCGATGGCCTGGAAGGTGAATGCCACGTTCATGCCGAGGATGGTGATGGCCTCGAAGGTGGTCCGCAGGGCTGCGTGCGCGATGCTGTACTCCTCGGCCTTGCCGGCGCCAATCTCCATGCCGCCGCTGACCGCGTCGACGATCGCCGTCAGGTCACTCAGCGCGCCCGACAGGCTGAGCACGGAGGACTGCGCGGTCTCCGCGAAGCCGGCGTTATTGAAGGACTGCAGCAGCATGTCCCAGGTGTCACCGAGGTTGCTCAGCGCGCCGTCGAGCGTCTTGGACTGCAGCTCCATGCCGCCGGCGAACTTGGTCTCGCCCAGGCGGATCAGGTACTCCTCGATGTTCTTGGCGCTGTTGGTGATCGTGGTGGTGTGGCCCTGGAAGGTCAGCGCGACCTTCCCGTTCTCCTGGGAGGCCTTGATGCCGAACTCCTTCAGGCGCTCGAACTCGCCCGTGGCGGCATCGGCCACCGCCTCAACCATCTGGTCCAGGCTCTTGCTCATCGCGGCGGCCGTGTTGCCGTAGGCCTGCAGGGCGCGCTCGGATGGCGTCAGGCCCAGGTTGCGGAGCTGGATGAATGCCTTCGTCGTCTCCTGCAGGCTGTACGGCGTGGAGGCCGCGAAGATCTGCAGGGCGCCGAACGCCTTGGAGGCATTGGCCGCCGATCCCGTGGCAGTGATGAGGGCAGAGTTGAGCTTGTCGAAGGCGCGCTGGTTCTCTACCAGGGCCTCTGCGGCCTTGAAGGCGGAGAAGGCGGCTGCGAGCAGCTTGGCCTTCTCCGCGAGGCCGTCGGTGGCGGAGGCGAGGCGCTTGGTCGCGCCCTCCGCCTTGCCCGCGTTGTTGGTGAGGTCGTTGAGGCGCTTGCTGGCGACATTGACGTCGCTCGACCCTACTTGTAGTTCCAGGTTGGCGACGTCAGTCATCGGATTCTTCCTCCTCGAAGCTCCCCGACAGGAGGAGCGAGTCTAGCCGGGTGATGGCCTCCAGCTCAAAGGCCGTAAAACTTCGACGCCGGAGCGTGCACCAGGCCAGCAGCTTCTCGCTCGTAAGCGGGCGCGGACCGAGGTCCGTGATGTCCCGCTCCCTGTCCAGCGCCTGGAACCATCTCCAGACGTGGGACGCGACACTGGGGCACTCTCCAACATCTAGCTCCTTCGGCATGACGCCCGTCTGGCGCCACACCGAGAGGAGGTGAGCCCTCTGCGTCGACCCGTCCTTCTCCTGCCGGTTCAGCCTGAACTGACCGCGGGCGAAGGACAGGAGCTCGAGGGTTATACCTTCATAAAAAGCGAGCGGTCGCCGATGGCCTGGTCGACCTGCTCGGCCATCCACGGGTACTTCATATACAGGGACTCAGCCGCCTTGGCGCTGAAGGCGACCGCCTGGCCGTCGAGGACCATGCCACGCCAGCCGCGGGTGCACAGCGCCAGCAGCTCGATGCGGTCGGCGTCCACGTCGTCGCCCAGGCTCAGCGCGGCGCGCTGGCCACCCTTGGCCATCTTGCCCATGCGGCGGCGGTTCTGGTGGGATTGCACGTCCTTGAAGTCCTCGGAGTCCTTGCCCACGACGGTGACGAAGATCGACAGGCCCTTGCCAGTAACGGGGTGGTACAGCTCGACCTCCGCGCCCTCGGCGGCAGCAGAGCGCACGTCCAGGTCATTCAGGTCGGTCGGCTTGGCATCCGCCGCTGCGGGCGCCACCTGGGTCTGATTCAGTTGTTCCATTTCCTGCTCCTTCTGGCGTAGTTATGAGACGGCCGCGGGAGGCGCCTAGTTCCTCTCGCGGCCGGTACAGCTGAAGTCCTATTAGGCGGCCGAGTCCTGCACCATGAAGGTGGTGGCCTGCGTGCCAACCGCGGGCACGTCGTTCACCAGGCCCGTGAAGGCCAGGGTCAGGGTCAGGCCCTTCTCGCCATCGTCCTTGGTGGCGCTGGTCGCCTTGATGCGAGGCAGCGTGAACGCCATGAAGCCAGAGCCCGGGGTGTTGTCAGTAGTGAAGGCACACGCCAGCATGCACTCGACCTCGTCGACGAACAGGTCGCGGACGGCAGCATCCTGGAAGTAGACGGTCGCACTGCCCGTGACATCGACAGGGCCCATGAACACGTCGGGGGTGACGTTCGAGCCCACGACCTGGCCGGTCGATGCGTTGGCATTACCCGCGATGGTCAGGGCCGTCAGGATCGCCACCGGCGAGCCGTTCAGCACCAGGACGCCGTTGACGGCGGCCAGGGACCGGCCGGTGGTGGTGGCTGCGGGCGAGGTGAAGTAGGACGCCGTGCCGCGCAGGAGGTCACGACCCAGGAAGGTCCAGTCGATGGTCGCCATGCCCGTCGCCGGCAGGCCGATATCTACGTTGGCGACGCGGCAGGAGTCGAACACCTCGGACTGGGCGATGTCAGAGAACCAGTGCTCGATGGTGTAGCAGTCGTTCGTGTGGCCAGACAGCGGGACCCAGGTCTTCTTGCCCGGCTCGACGATGGTGACGGAGTCGCCAGCGGCCTTGGCTGCCACGGCGGAACCGTCCAGGGTGGTCACCGTCATCACCGTCGCCGACAGGCCGATGATCAGCATGTTCTTGCCGTTGTTGCCCACGCCAGTGGTGGTGAAGCCCGAGGGGCGGACCACGCGGCCGACGGCGAAGCCGTCAGTCAGGTAGGAGCCCGCGCTGCGGGTGAAGGTGCCCTGCGTGCCGGAGGTGGTGGCCGCGGTGACGGTGGTCAGCGCGCCGGTGGTAGACGGGGTCTGCCAGGTCTGGCGGCAGAAGGTCTCGAAGAAGTCCTTGTGCGTGCCGACGGACAGCTCGCCGGAGATCTTGCCGCCGACGGAGCGGGCACCGTGGCGCAGGTCGCCTCGCTGCATGTCCGGGCGCATCTCGTTGGAGCGGTAGTTGTCCTTCGAGATGTCGAGGTCGGAGGTCACACGGCGCATCTCCTGGCCGCCGGTGGCGCCAGAGATGGGCGCGCCGAAGGACGCCTGGCGCTTGTAGCGCACTTTTTTAAATACACCATTTGCGATAGGCATGGGTTGCTCCTGAGGTGGGCCCCGACGACCGTCGGGATATTGGATATGACTCGCCTAATCATAGCCGGGGCACCACCCCGAAGTAAACCCGTGACAGCGCCTGCGCAATGGTCAGGCGACTCGGTCCACCTTGGCGTCCCAGAGGATGGACAGCCTGCGGCCGTAGTAGCCGCCCTGCGTGCTGGACCGGCCCCGCCGGGTGCCACGCACCATCGCCGAGGTGGCGTTGAAGGACAGCACGCGCCCGGGGCGGAAGAAGGCATACAGGGCCTGCTCCAGCTGGAGTATGCCCGCCATGCCCGCGTACAGCGGCACGAAGACCTCCACGTCGATGGAGCCCGTGTACTCGTCGAGGCCGACCACGCTGAGGGACGCCGCCTGGCTCTGGTCGAAGACCGCGCGGGCCCTAGCCCAGGGAGCATTGGCGGGGCGCTCGAACGGCGCATTGGGGATACCGTCGATGGGCACTCCCAGGTTGCAGTCCTGCACGCCCTTCAGCAGGGCGCGCTCGAGGTCACCAGGCGTCGACGCCTCGATGACCGGCTGGTCGGTGCTGAGGCGGAGGACGACGTCGGCCCCAACGACCTGGAGGGAGCCCGTGCTGACGGCCAGGCGCCTGTGAATTCGCAGGGACGCCGGAGTGCTGCTGACTGCGTAGCCTGCCGCCGACGTGGCCAGCTTGTGATGGGCCCGCAGAGCTGCAGGCGGGCCCGTCAGCTGGTAGACTGCCGTGGCGGCCGAGAGGGACCGGCCTGCTCGCAGTGCCACGGCTGGGGCTCCGACCGCGTAGGCGGCGGGCTGGGCCGTCATCCTCCGGCGCACGCGGAGGGCCGCGGACGAGGCGCCCAGGCTGTAGCTGCCGACATCCGCCGTCAGCACGAAGGCGGCCGACAGGAGCAGGCCCGCCGAGTTGCCAGTGAAGGTGTACGTGCCCTTCGCGGCGGTCAGGCGACGGTGGGCGCGCAGGTTTGCTGCAGGCCCGCTGACCACGTAGGCTCCAAGGCCTGCCGTCAGCCTGCGCGACACGGACAGCAGGGCCGCCGGAGCCGTGAGGGCGTACGACGTCCCCTGGGCTAGGAGGCGGCGGTGGCCTCGCAGCTGCGCCGCTGGACCCGTGAGGGCGTAGCTGCCCGTGGCGGCTGACAGGCGCCGTGACGCGGAGAGCCCCGCTGCCGCGCCCGTGAGGCTGTAGCTTCCAGTGGAGGCGGCCAGCGTGTAGTGGACGCCGACTGCAGCCTTCCGGAGCCGAGGCCTCGAGGCGAAGACCTGCCAGGGATTGCGCGTCAGCGAGATGGCCGCATCGTCCACCAGGGCCTTGCGGATCATCATGCCCTGCACGTAGTCGGTGCGGATGCTCTGGACGATGGCGGTGGTGCTGGACGCCGTGGAGACCGTGAAGCCCGAGCCGCTCTTGGTGCCCATGAGCTTGCCGTTGGCGAACAGGCGCGCTCCAGCCTGGTTGACGACCGCGCAGATGGTCACCACGTCGCCGTCGCTCAGCCCGTTCAGCGTTACGTTGGAGGATCCATTCCATGCACCCGCCCAGTCGCAACCGAAGGTGACGCTGCTGGCTGTCTGGCTGAACACGTCCATCGAGTGCTGGAAGTCCACCCGGAAGTTGAGCCACTGTGCCGAGGTCGCGCCCGTACGGAAGATGAAGGTGCTGACCAGCGTGAATTCCTTGGCACCATCCAGGAGAGCAGCCGGGCCGGTGTACGTCACCCCGGAATCACTGGACCCGATGAACCGGGTGCTGATGATCCCCAGCTTGTGCGGTGTCTTGGTGAAGTAGTTGTTGTTGTCGCTGAGGGCCGCCGTGCGGTTCGTCACCACATCGCGCAGGTGCCCACTGGAGCCGAAGGCTGTGGCGTTGGTGCCCGAGAGCCACACAACATCCCGAGCGATCGGGTTGCCGAGGTCGAGACGAAGCGGGCCACCCTGCGGCTGAGCGTACCGCATGGGTTAGATCCCCGTGGCTTCCTGGCCGTAGACCTCGACCGTGATTGCGTTGGTTGCACCATTGGTGATGGTCACGTTGGCAAACATGTCAGGCAGCTCGTACACGTAGGTGACGTCGTTGACGCTGCTGTTGGTCGTATCACCGCTGGCGGTATGCGCCAGGCGCTTCACGCCGGTGGCCTCGCCGCTGTAGAACTTCACGACCGGCGGAGTCGTTGGCGCAGATGCCCCGTTAGTCAGCTTGACGAACATGCGGCCGCCGTAGGCAGTGCGCATATCCCACTCAGTTGCATTAACCGACGCGCCGGCCGCAAGGGACTGCGAGGTCAGTAGGGTCTTGGCAGTCTTGCTCGCACTCATTTCTGGCTCCCATCGATGTTGAACACAGCCTCGGCCACGTCCTGCGCGCTGAGCGGGTCCGGCTCCTTGCCGAGGGCGCACAGCGCGTCGGCCTGCCCCTGCGTGAGGATGTCAGGCACGAAGCTCTGCATCGTCGCCTGGACGATTGACGCGTCGATGCGCAGGCCGCCGCGGTCCAGCAGTGGCTTGACGTAGCGGAAGCGCGCGTCCCCGTTGATGGTGTCGAGGAAGGCCGTGCCGGCAGTAAGCCCCAGCACTTCCAGCACAGTCCCGTTGCCGATCTCATGCGACTTGGGACGCGTGCGCCCCACCGACAGGAGGCGGGCCAGCTCCACGCAGTCGCGGGCAGCGAGCGCCACGGCACAGGCCGGATCGCCGTGCACCGCCGTGCGCAGGGCCGTCTGTTGTTCTGGGCTCATTGCCTTCTCCTTACGCCAGGGTCAGCACGCCGGCTGCTGCGTCGAAGTCGATGGTGAGGTCCTCGGTGTCGTTCAGCGTGACGGACGAGCCATAGTCGTAGTAGCCCAGCAGCAGGTCACCGGTCGAGGTGTCGTTGTAGATGACGGCATAGCGGAAGGCGGCCATCGCGCCGCCAGAGGCCAGGATGACCTCGTCGGCGATGGTCACCTTGGCGGTGCCACCCGCCTCGGACAGCACGACGGTGTCCAGCGTGAAGCCGCCCGTCACGTAGCCGTTGCCAGCAGCGATCTGGGTGATGTCGGAAAGTTGGGTGTGGGTGGCCGCGTTGGGCGCCGTGTTGGACAGCGCCACCTTGAAGACGTGGCTGCCGAAGTCGTGCTTGCCGCGCAGGATCTGCTCGGCAGCGTCCTGGAATTTGTTGTAGGTTGCCATTGCTCAGCTCCTGGTCGGGGTGGGTGCCTCGCGGTGCCCCGGAGGCTGACGGAATCTGAGGCCATTATGCCCGGGGCTCGCCTGGGACGTAACCCCGTGGGCCTATCGCTGAAGGCGCGCTTCCCAGGAGATGGTGAGGGTGTGACGGTGCTGGCCGTTCACCTCGCGGTAGCGGGGACCGGCGCACTTCGTGACGAAGACGGAGGTGTCCCCGTAGACCAGCACCCGCCCGTAGCGGAAGAACTCGACGATGGACTTGACCTTCGCCCTGGAGGCGTTCTCGCCAGCCATCAGCGGGTAGTTGAGGTCCAGCTGCATGATGCCGACGTGCAGGTCCTCCCCGCCGTCGCCGAGCGTGTGGGCGCCGGAGCCGGCGGGCATGATGTGCAGGGCAGCCCAGGGGGCGTTCCTCGGCCTATCCATGCTGGCATTCTCGAGGGCGATCGGCATGCCGAGGTCGACGGTGGCGACGCCGCTGCGGAGGGCCTTCTCCAGGTCTACGATGCTGACGCTCACTTGTATGCCTCCGCGTTCTTCTTGACGATCTCAGCCCAGCGGGCTGCGCTGATCCGGACCATGCCCTCGGGAGCCTGCGCCGAGAAGCCCTCGTACTCGATCCGCTCCGCGTACGGCAGGTTGTTGGTGAGGAAGAAGATGTCGGCCAGCGACCCGAGGTTTGCCATCGCCTCGGCTATGACTGCGTCGCCGGTCTTGTCCTCGCGGTCGGTCTTCGACGTGACGGGCGCGTTGATGGACGCCTGGAAGTTGCCTCGCAGGAGGCCCGTGTCGACGGGCGTCGCCTCGATGATCAGCCCGATTAGGTCGAGGATGGACGCACGGCGGATCTTGTCCACCTTGTCCAGCGCGGTGACGCCGTACTTCGCGACGGCAGCTGAGAAGGACATTGCCATGTCACTTCATCCTGAAGCCGACGCTGAAGATGACGGGTGTGATGCCGTCGACGTCCAGCGGCGTATTGCCCATGATGAGCCAGGACACTCCCTCGAATATGGCCTCGTCGCCGGGCTTCGGCACGAAGGTGTGTCCCTGCGCTGCCACGATGGCGAAGCGCACGTTCTCGTCATCCAGCACGTCCTGGGCGAAGCGGATGTCGAAGGCCTCCAGCGTACCGCCCGATGCAGGCAGCACGGCCATCTTGAGGCCCTGCGTCATGGACAGCGTTGGCACCGAGGTACCCTCCACCAGGTCGGTGACGTAGGTGTACCGGTTGATGGTGACGTCGCGGCCCAGCTCGGCGATCAGGTCGTACGCCGCGGCGGCCAGCTCCTTGTAGAGGGTCGTCATGCTCAGCCCCTGCTCACGGTTCCAGAGTTCCGGCTGCGCAGCAGGCCGACGTTGCGGAGCAGCAGGTCGACAGCCGGATAGCTCGGCACGTCGGCATCCGGCTTGCCCGCCGGAGCGTCCTGGTACTCGGTGCTCGTCTCGATCGGCCCGGCCTTGACGGTCTTGGACTTTACTCGCTGCGAGGTCGAGTCGATGGCAGGATCTGGCAGCAGGTTGCCCTTGGTGAGGTGGCGGTACGCCAGCTGGCAGCATGCCCTCTCGATGGCCTGCCACTGCGCCGTGCGCAGAAGGTAGGTCGGCTCGAGGGTGTTCACGTCGCGGGGGTAATTCTCGCGCTGGCCTGCCTCCAGGTAGCGGGGACAGGCAGTGCCCTGCAGGGCACGCAGCGGCTGCCCGATGAAGCTGTAGCGGGCGTCCATGAAGTCGGTCGCGCTGATGACTGCGGCCGATACTGCTGGGTCAGCATAGGAGGACAGGTCGACCCCACGATCCTGGTAGTACCCGCGCACTGCCGCCACGGTGACGTAGCTGTTGGCTCCATCGGCGGTGCCGTCCTTGGTCTGAACTGTCAGGGTCATGCTGTCCTCCTATCTGGTTAGTTGCGCACCGAGCGGGCCTTGGCGCGGGTGTAGCCTTCGGCCAGCTCGTTGACTTCCGCGCGGGTGGCAGGCTTGCCGGTCAGGGCTGCCAGGGCGTCGATCGACGGCAGGTTGTTGGAGGTCCAGTGCGCGTCGTTCTCCGGGTCCAGCTGGCCGATCGCCTCAGCCAGCGTAGGGCGGCCGGATGGGGCGTCGTCCTCGCCCAGCGCCTGGTCCAGCGCAGCCTGCGCTGCTGCGGCCGCCGCGGCCTCAGCCGCTGCCGCAGCCTCAGCCGCTGCGTTGGCTTCCGACGCCGCTACGGCTGGATTGGCTGGATTGGCGGGCTTGCTGCCCTCGGCCATAGCGGCCTTCAGCTCCATCAGCTCGGCCGTGTCGGCCGGGAAGACCTCGTAGAACTCGAAAATGCGGGCCAGGGTGGCGGCCTGCTCGGCGCTGCCCTCGTAGTGCATGACGCCGCCCACGAACTCGTGCCCGTGGACTGCCATGGTCTTGCCCTTGTTGACGCCTGTGATTCGGAACTCCTGAACAATGCTAGACATGCTGCTCTCCTTTTGGTTGGTCGAAGTTGTATGTTACAAGACCCCGGGGCTCTTGCGAACCTCCGGGGTCTCGTGGTTCTAAGCTTGCTGGAGCTTAGTTGGTGATGCCCTGCAGGCAGGCCAGGCCCTTCTCAGAGAACAGCGCCAGGCCGCAGTACCACACCACGCGGGTGATGGTCTCGTCGGCGGTCTCCTTCTCGCCGATGTTCTTCACGCGCATGCCAGAGGCGCCGCGTGCAGTCAGGCCGGCCAGGCCGTGGGTGCGGCTGCCGTCGTCGAAGGTGCCTGCGAAGATCGAGGTGCAGGTGGTGGTCGCGCCGCGGGTCTGGTTGGTTGGGATCCAGTCGTTGGCGAAGATCGGGATGCCGCGGTACGACGGGATCTTCTTGCCGGACGGCATCGTGTAGATGTCAGCCGGGCTGGTGCCGCCCAGGCCGCGCAGCAGGGCCAGGTAGGAGCGGCGGGTACGGCGCGGCATCATCAGGTAGTCCACCTCGCCGTCCTTGTCCAGCACCAGGTCGATCAGCGCGTCCAGGTCGTCGAAGGTCAGCGCGGCGCCGTTGGCGGCCGAGTTGCCCGCGAAGAACTTCTGGCCTGCTGCAACCATGCCGAGGATACCGGTCATGTTGTCGCCGGTGCCGTCGCCGTTGACCATCTGGTCCTGGAACTTGCGGCCGCAGCTCTTCGCCTTGGAGGCGACCTGCACGGCGGTCTGGTCGTTGCCGTCGCCGGAGCGGGTGGCTTGGATCAGGCCGTTGACCTCGGCGTCGCCGATGATGGTGGTCAGGGACGAGTTGACCTTGGTGAAGGTCGCAGCGTTCTTGGCGGTGATGGTGGTGCCAACGCCTGCCATCATCACGTCGCCCAGCACGTTCTCGCGGTTGTAGGCCAGCGAGTTGCCGTCGATGTCATCGAAGGGCAGCAGCTCGTAGATCTCGTTGACGGTGATGACGTTCTCGATGACGCCCGCCGACAGTTCGTCGAGGGCCAGCTTGGCGGATTCCGCCAGGGTAACAGAAGCCATGTTTCTCTCCTAAGGGGTTTGTTGGTAGTTTGGGTGCCGGATCGCCCGACCGACGCCCCACGCCGACGTCACGCCTCTGTAGGGGTCAAGCTCGCGAACCGACCGGGAACTCCCAGTCCAAAGTTCGCTCGCATGTCAGCCTGAAGTTTACCCCGGGCCGGCGCGGGTTGTAACCCCATGACAGTGCTGGCAGAGCTGGCGCTGAGGCTGCTGAGGCTCGAAAAAGCCAGGTCCGTGCAGTGGAAGCCTTGCGGCGCAAGGCCTCCGGGCTTTTCCGCCGCGTCTGGGCCTCGGGCTCGTGCGTTGTCCCAGGAAATTACGGACACGTTCGGCCAGCCGCTCGAGACCGACCGGTCGGATCGCTGCTCCGGGAAGTCGTCAACTAGCCTCAGATGCCCTAGATGGTCTAGATTGCTTTCAGGATCAATACCTTATATTCTCTTCTACCCTTAGATTAGATTTATATTCCCTTAGATTTAATAAATAAAAATAAAAATAATAGAGGAATGATGGGATATAGAGGGAGTGTAATCCCGCATAATTGCAGGGTAGTTTACTAAAGGGAGATGATAATGGGAAAAGTAAAGGAGATGTACAAGGAGTTCACCTTCTTCTATGGTGGGCCGTTCAGCCAGTGGCTGCCGTGCACCTTCGAGGTGGACGGCGTGCGGTACAACTGCGCGGAGCAGTACATGATGGCCCAGAAGGCCCGCCTGTTCGGCGATGAGCCCATCCTGGCGCACATCATGAACACGACCGACCCGAGCCGGCAGAAGGCCCTGGGCAAGACCGTGCGCGGCTTCAGCAAGAGGGCGTGGGAGACAGTCGCCCGCGACGTGGTGATGCGCGGCAACCTGGCGAAGTTCACCAGCTCGACCGAGCTGTGCCACGCGCTGATGGAGACCGAGGGCACGCTCCTGGTCGAGGCCAGCTCGACCGACATCATCTGGGGTATCGGCCTGTCCGAGTACGACCCGGACGTCAACAACCCCGCCTGCTGGCGTGGGACGAACTGGCTGGGACAGGTGCTGACCGACCTGCGGGAGCACCTCGGCCGGGCATGAGAAAAGGGGAGCCGAGGCTCCCCTTCCCTTACCTGCGATGGCAGACGCTTAGAAGCGCTGGCCCTTGGTCAGGCCCGCTGCGATCTTGTCGGTCGCCGAGCGATCGCCCTTCGGCTGCTGGAATGGCTTGCCGCCAGAGCCCGGAGGGGTGCCGCTGCCAGACTTCTGCTCGCTCTCGAAGGCGCGGCCGAACACGGGGCTGGCCTTCATCTCCTTCACCAGGTCCTCGATCGACATGAAGCCGCCGGATGCGTTGCCGCGCGGATCGCCAGTGTCGTCCACCACGCGCACGACGTAGTCCTCGCCCTCCTTGATTACCTTGGTCTTCGCGGTGATGTGGGGCAGCAGCAGCTCAGGCACGCCCTTGTGGGTGGAGATGGCGGTCACGGCCGCGGTGGCCACCAGGTACTTCTGCAGGGTCTTGTTCATGGTGCCCAGCTCGCCGTCCTTGTCGGCCAGCTTCTTGTTGAAGCCGGACTCGAGGTCCTTCTTCATCTTGTCCCAGTTGACCTTGCCGTCCTTGGACTCGCTCAGGGTCTTCTCGACCGCCGCACGCAGGGCGTCAGCGTTGGCGGCATCGTCGCCCTCGAGGCCCAGCAGCTGGCCGATGGCGGCGTAGCCATCCATGTTGGGGACCTTCTTCTTGAAGTCGTCGGCGTCGCGGCGGGCAGCCTTCAGTGAACGGTTCAGGCCGTCGACCGCCGTCCCGACCGAGGCATACTGCTCGTTCAGCACGAAGCCGCCATCGCCCTGGGCGTACAGCCCGCGGAACTGCTCCGGCACCTTGTCCAGGGTGTCCACGGTGGTGTTCTTGCCAAATTCAAAGTCCATGCTGCTTCTCCTTCTCCGCATCGCGCGGTCACGTGGGGCTTCACGCCCCGGGTTGTTGTACGAGCCTGCAAGTTACCGCGGCCCGCCAGTACGCCAAAGCCAGCATTCAGTCCAGCTCGATCGTCGCGCCCAGGAACTGGCCCGATGCGCTGTACCACCCCTCGCGCAGGGACCCGCCCGTCAGAGCCTCGAGGTCCGCCAGCGGCACCTCGCCGCGGACGGTCGACCCATCCTTCCAGCGCTGCAGGGTGTAGACGTTGCCCAGCAGCGCCTGGTAGTACAGGGACGGCACCGCATCGGGGTCGTCCGGCACGCCGGGGGCAAAGTCCATCTTGTCCAGGAGCCTCGCCGTCAGCTCGAAGGGTACGTCGTCGTTCTCTCCTGCCATCACACTTCCTCCATCCAGATGACGTGCTTGCCGTTCACCTGCTCAATCTTACTGATCTTGAACTGCGTGCCCGGGGCGAACAGCACCTCGCGCTCGCCCCTGTAGTGGCTGAACTTTGCCACGTCCACGCCCGTCTTGCCCTGCACCTTCATAAACACGTTGCCGCCGAAGGCCGCCATGTCACCGGAGCTGGTTGACACGAAGGCCGCATCCTCCACGATGGCGCCAGGCCTGTACACGGCCAGCAGCCGGTCCAGGGCGGGCCCGTTCAGCGTCAGCCCCCGCGACGACAGGCCATTGAACTTCGGCATCTTGCTCATGCCGGACTGGGCCGCCTCGACGTAGGCCTGCAGCATGTTGTCGCTGGTGAACTTGTCGGCCCGCAGGGCCGTGTTCAGCGTGCGGTACGAGCTGCCAGTGTACGCCCGGATCGCTGCGCCCTCCTCGGCCGTCAACTCCGGCAGGCCCAGCTTTCGCTGGCCCACGTTGATATCCTCGGCGATGGAGGCGTTGAACTCGCCAGTCAGCTGGCGGATGGCGGCAGCGCGTTGCTTGGCCGCGAAGCGCGGCGGCGGCGGGAATGCCTCGCGGATTGACCCGACCGGGCGGGCCGGCGTCATGTCGACCGCCTCGAAAGCCTGCTTCGGTGAGAGGGTGGACGCCCCAAGGCCTAGGTCGCCCGTCTTCACCTGGTACTTGGCCAGCTCGATGAGGTCCTTGGCGCCCTGCTCGTTCAGGCTACCGAAACCCTGCTCTATGAGGGCAGTCAGCGCCTCGTCGTCCTGGCCCACCTTTACCGCGGCCTTGACCTTCGCCAGCACCTGCTGTGACTTGACCCCCATCGGCTTGCCGTACAGCTTCGGCTTCGCGATGGACTCAGCGACCGACGAGGCCGGCTTCTGCAGGACGCCCAGGTACGGCTTGCCCTGTGCCTTCAGCGCCTGCAGGCTCTCAGTGGCCAACTTGACCAGCGTCGACGCGGCACCGGAGGCTTGCTCGGCGGAGCTCCACTTCGTGAGGGACGCCTCCATCTCCTTGTACACCTCGAATGGGGCCTTGCCCGCGGCCAGCGCGGCCTTCGTGGCCTCCAGCTGTTGGCCCAGCTGTGCCTTCACCCACGCGTACTCGGAGCCCTTCACCTTGGGGATCTGACCGGCCGTGGCCAGCTGCTCGGCCTTCTTCATGCCTGCCGCGAAGTCCGCCGGGTTGGTCTTCTTGAAGTTGGACTTCCAGCTGGAGATGTTGATGGCCTTGATGCCCTCCGTATTGTCCGGGAACTTCTCCTTCAGGACGTCCGCCACCTTGTTGACGTCCATCATGCCCTCCTTGAAGAGCTCCTTAGCCGCGGCGGTCACCGTCGAGGCAGGCACAGGGCCCTTCGCCACCGGGGTCGCTGCAGCCGTCTGGGACGCGGCGACGTGAGGCTCCGGAGGCGGGGGCTTCACGCCCGCGGCAGGCGTCGACTCCACCACGGGGCCGACCGCCTTGTTGGGCAGCATCCCGCCCTTCTTCAGCTCCACCTTGTAGGAGGCCAGCGAGGCCTTGCTCGTCTTGGCGTCGGGGAACTGGGCCTTGACGGCCTCCAGCACCTTGTCGTCCGGCACGCCCTGCTGCAGGAGCGACTTCGCCAGCGACCCGACCGTCTGTGGCTTGCCAGCCATCTCGAATGGCACGGACGGGACCGGTGCGCCACCGACTGGGGGTATGGCCTTTGCACTCGGCGGAGGGAACTTGCTGGCGAGCGCCGCCTTCGCGTCGGCGATCGACGTCGAGAAGGCCTTGTTGAAGTCCAGCGCAGAGAGGCCCTGTGACGTCAGCGGCGAGGGGCTCAGAGCCTGGGCGTAGACCTCGGCCACCAGCTCGTCGGTGTGGGCCAAGTAGTAGCCGTACAGCTTCTTGCTGGAGGCATCCAGCCCCGCTGCCGAGGCCTTCAGGCCCGGCAGGTCGGAGAGCATGAGGTCGTGCTGCTTGTGCAGGAGGTGGCCCATCTCGTGGGCGACGACCTGTTGCGCCTGCTGCTGGGAGATGGCGGACAGCTTGGCGCCGCTCAGCTTCACACCCTTGCCGGCCTCGTAGTAGCCCATCGCACCCGGCACGCCGTCCAGGTCGGCCGCCACGGTGGCCCACTGTCCGCCGACCGCGTGCTTGACGCCCTCGGGCAGGTTCGCCTCGAAGTGGTCGACGACCGCCTGCACAGACTGGGCCTTCTTGACTGCGCCGGCCGGTGCGGCCTGGACGAGCTGGTCCAGCGCGCCGGCCTTCTTCAGCTCGGACTTGTAGGAGGCGATGGACGCGGCGGAGGTGCTCGCGTCTGGATACTCCTGCTGGATCTGCTTGAGCACGTCGTCCGTCGAGAAGCCCTGCTGCAGGAGGGCCTTCGCCTTCATGCCGACGCCGGGCTGGACCACGTTCAGCTTGTCGCCGCTGGTCTCAGCCTTCAGCTGGTCGATGGTGTAGGCCTTGCCCTTCTCGTCGACGAACTTATCCATGGTCATGCCGTCGCGGAACATCTGCGCCTTGGCCTTGCCCATCACCTCGTCCTGGAAGGCAGCCGGCTGCTTCCGCATCCACTGGTCGTAGGTCTGATTCGACGGGGTCTGGCCAACGTTCTTGGCGGTCCAGTCGGCCCGCTTGGCGCGCACGGCGTCCTGCCGCTGCTTCTCGCTCATGCCCTTCCACTTGTCGCCAGCCTCCTCCCTCGCCTCGGCGCGGAAGTCCCTCTCGCGGGCGGAGCGGGTTCGCTTGTCAGTGACGGTGGGCCGCTGGCCGACGATGGCCTCGCCGTGCAGCACCGGCACGGTGGTGGAGCGGCAGCCCACGTGGGCTGGAGGGCGCGGTCCCTCGTTGATGGGCATGATGAGCCCGTCGCGGCCACGGCAGACGGGCGAGGTGCGCCCGTCGAGCGTGGCGACCCAGCGCACCCCAGAGATGATGTCGGCGTTGGCGTTCCACACCTCCTGGCGCGCCGAGTTGGACACGTGGTTGACGGCGGTGCGAGCCACGGCCTGGGCGTTGCGGCGGGTGATGGAGACCACCCCGTCCTCGTAGTTGTTGGCCTTCGTCCCGCGGATACGGCGGACGATCTGGTCGAGGGTCTCACCCTGCGTGACAGCGAGCCTGATCTGCTGCTCGATGCGGGAGATGTCGCCGGCCTTCATCGAGTCGAGCCATCCCTCCAGCGGGACGCCGTTGATGGGCTTGCCGACCAGGGCCTTGAGCGTGGAGGCCGGCACGGTCTTCAGGTCGAGCTTCAGCGGGGAGGACTGCTCCATCGCGGACATCTCCCACTCGGCCTCGTTGCCAGCCAGCGTGGACATGTCCCTCTGGATCCGGCCGCCGACCTCGTCGATCGCCGCGGAGCGCTGCGCCCGGATGCTCTGCAGCAGGTCCTCCAGGCGGTGCCTGGCATCCTCGGTGAGCTCGCCCATGAGCTTTGCCACCAGCTGCTCGTCGGAGGCCTGGAGGAGCTGTGCGACAGCCTCCGCCTCGCCCTTGGAGAAGCGGAGCAGCTTGATCTGATGCCTCAGGGTCGCATCGAAGAGGACGTCATTGGCGGCTGCCATTACTGTGCTGCCCCGCTAGGAGGCGCCACTGGCACCGCGCTGCCAGTGCCCTGCCCCTTGCCATACATCTTGTTCAGGCCGTCGGAGGGGGCCTCATCGTCCAGCAGCGCCTGGTCCTCCTCGACGTCGTAGTCCTCGGAGAGCACGCCCCGGCGCTTCATCTCGTCGGTCATGGCCTTGCGGGAGATGTCCCTGTTCTTGCGCATCTCGGTCAGCGCGGTCAGCTCCGGCGCGTCGGCCCCGTTGTCCTCGGAGTCGACGTAGGAGATCTGCACGGTGCCGCCGTCCTCGAGGCTCATCCACTTGGCGGTCAGCTGCAGGCACTCCTCCACGCAGTCCCTGAAGGTCTTGACGGACGCGGCCAGGTCGCTCTGGGTCTCGGAGGAGTCGAGGGCACGGGCAGTGGCCGTCTCGTTGCCGGGCTTCTTGCGCATGAACTCCGCGCCGTAGGAGGCCATCTGGTTCTCCAGGTCCTCCAGGTCCTTGCGGCCCGCCTCGATCGCTGCGCCGGTGTGCTCGACGTAGTACCACTTGCCCTGCGGGTCCTCGGTGGTGAGGTACTTATTGGGACCGATGTCGACGTTGCCGTCGCCGAGGCCGGATGCCGCGAGGATGGGGAAGCGGGCGACGGTCAGCACGTTGCGCTGGTCGCTAGTGGACTGCCAGTGGGCGATGTTCAGGTGGGCGAGGTCGGTGAGTGGGGGCTTACCCTCCATGAGGCCCTCGCGGCGGCCTGTGTAGAAGGTGCGCAGCGGGATCTCGTCGAGGCCGGTCGGGCCCTCGTCCTCGGGCACCCACTCCTTCTCCTTGGCATTGTAGATCCAAGTGTACCAGTGCCCAGGCTCGAGCACCTTGATGCGCTGGACGCACACCTCCTCGAAGCCGTCCCGCTCGATGCTGGTCTCCAGGATGCGTACGTGCTGGAGCACCTCCCGCCCATTCTCGGTGGACGCGTAGGCGGCCAGCACGTTCTCCGGACGGATGAGCACCCAGTACGGCCGCTTGCCCTCGGTGCGGTCGTCCTCCAGGGTGCGTGGTACCGGCTTGCCCGCGGCATCCAGCCGGCGCTCGACGATCGGCATGTCCACGAGGACGTGGGCGAAGCACTTGGCCCAGGCCGTGCGGAACCAGGTGCGGCAGAAGGGCTGCACGGCCGTGCCCTGCAGGTCCACGTCCTTGAGGATCTCCTCCAGCTGCGCCGGCACGTCGAGCACCATGTCGTCCTCGAACGGCTTGCCGGAGAGCTTGCCCACCGTGTCCTCGAACATGTTGAGGAGGGTGGCGCGCTGCAGGCGGTTCTGGTAGTTCGTCTCGCTCTCCTTCTCGTGGCGAGGGAGGTACTTGTCGCCGGCGGCGCGCATCGCCTCGGTCCCACCGAGCAGGGCCTCAGCCAGCTCCCACCGCGGGACCATGCGTTGGTAGGCTGAGGACGGGGTGGCGACGTCGGCCTTCTTCTTTTCTGGCACGGTGTTCTCCTGGGGCTGGGTTCAGATATCGACCGATACTGCACCAGCACGGAGATCGCCGCAAGCCAGCAGCCGGGGCCCAGAAACAACAAAGCCCGCGCTCTGCAGAGCGCGGGCTTCGAGGGGAAGTTCGAGCATACTTCAGCCGGCCAGTCTAGACGGCGATCGCAGCTCATCCCAAGGCAAAGAATCCACTTCGGCCGAAGCCAGGGTGGGGACCCAGTACGCCTAGCACCGCTTCCACGATGTTTCGGAGGATGGGTAGATGATGCCGCGCCGACCGGGAGCCGAATACCATCAGAAGCTGCCCTGCTTGATCTCCTTGCGCTTGAAGCGGACCCGGTAGCGGGTCTCGTCGGCGATGTGGTCCTCCACCTGCGTGTCGACGTCGTCCAGGTCCTTGTCGTCGCGGGTGATGTGTGGGACGGTCCTCATGAAGTTGGGGCAGGCCTCTCCCACGACGAACAGGCCGGGCGCCTCACGCGGCCGACCCAGCCGGCGCTTGCCCTCCTCGTCCAGGTTGGCCGCGCCGGACAGGCGCTTGCGGATCTGCTGCCAGCCCTGCTTCCTGGAGCCGGGTCCCTTGTCGGCCTTCTCCCACTTGACGCCCCGCTTCGCCATGTCCTTCGCGATGCACATGCCGTTCTCCTCGTCGAAGATGGAGGAGTCAGCGGGGCCGGGCTTCACGCGGCCCGCCAGGCCCATGCTCATCTCGCGGAGCTTGATGCCCTCGGCGATGTCGGTCGCCAGCATGCGCAGGCCCTTGTTCTCCTCGCCCTTCCGGCAGCCGTACCACTCGCCGATGCGGAAGAGGTCGCCTCGCACCGTGTAGATCTTGCCCCCACCAGGCAGGAGGAGGTCGGTGCCATCGCTCTCGGCCCACCACCCGACCGAGAAGGGCTTCGACTCGCCCCAGTCGAAGCTTCGGTCTATCGCCCAGGACCGAGGGACCGGGAAGCGCGGCACGGTGTGCACGGAGTTCTTCCAGAGGTCGTCGAACATGCCGCCCGAGGTGATGTCCCACGACCCGTTGATCCAGGCCTCTACCTGCTGCGGGTTGGCCGCCGCCGCACGGATCCTGTCGATGTAGTCCGGGTCGGCGTCGAGCAGGATCCGGTTCTCCACGATGTTCCCGTGCAGGGCGATGCGGTCAGGCTCGCCCTCGGTGCGGATGACCTTGCCACGCATGTGGGGCAGCTGGTAGCGCTCCTTGACCCAGTTGTGGCCCTTTCCGTATGGGTTGGTGGTGGCGCGCACCTTGCGGGGCATGCCTGGCGTGGAGGAGCGGCAGCAGGAGAACATCAGCTTGAAGCAGTCGGAGGTCGCCCAGTTGGTGAGCTCCTCCCAGCCGATCCACGGGTACGCGTGGCCGTGGTACTTCTTGTAGTCGTCCGGCTTGGCCATGTGGCGGAGCAGGAGCTGCTCCCCTCCTGGGAAGCTCCACACGTACTCGGACTCGTTGAACTTCGCGCCGGGGAACCACAGGCCGAACCAGGCCTTGGACTTTGCCACCACGTCGGCGAGCTCGGGGTATGTGGCACGGAAGAGGATGCCGCGCCAGGCGGCGCCGAAGCCCTGGCCAACGTGCTGGCAGAAGTCGGCCAGCAGCGCGTCAGTCTTGCCGGGGCCGCGTGTGCCCTCGTAGAGGCACTCGAATATGGGGCAGGAGAGGAAGAGGACCTGGGAGCCAGCCTGCGCTGCCCAGACCTTCGGGGGCAGCCTGTCTGTTGGCTTGACGTGCATGGACGCTCCAGGGTTGGTCGGTCCGCCGATGATACCGCGCGGGCCGACCGAGGAGAGCCCCCAGACTGAGGGCCCTACTTGACCACCTTGCTCTTGTCCCAGTTGTAGTCTCCGGGGTATTTCCATTCCAGCTCTTCGTCGTAGACGTACCCTGCCTCGGGGTCTAGCTCCTCGGCAGTCAGCTGCTCGAGGCGGGGGCTCTCGCAGCACCCACAGCCCCAGACGTACAGGCCGTGCTTGCGCGACAGGGCCTCCAGCTCCTTGATGAACTCCCTCTCGTTGTCTTCCACGGCTACTTCCTCCTGTACATTGGCTGCATTCGTTGGATGGGGTTGAGCATGGCGTCCCTCCGTCGCTCCTCGGCCAGCTCGACGAGGAAGTGCTCCGGGGTGTCCTCCTCGAACTGGTGACTGTTGGAGATCACCAGCTTCGCATGGGTGGGAGCCCCCTTCGGCCCGTACAGCTGAAGGAAGGCCCCGTAGCGGCGATACCTCTTAGCCCGCGATGGCATAGCGGGTGTCGTCAGCGTACCGTGCGCGACGGAGAGCGAGTGCCCTCAGTCCGTAGGCCTCATCGAGGCGAGCCCGCTCCTCCGAGCTGATCGACTCCACCGGCTGGCCGCGCTTGTAGGCCAGCTTGAAGTCCTCGTTGTGCGGGAAGGTGTCCGGCAGCTTGCGTATTGGTAGGTCCATGTTGTTTCTCCTTGTTGTGTTGGATCAGTCGCGGTCGCCCCAGGGATCGGGGCAGTCGTCGTAGAGTCGAGAGTATACGTCCTCCTCGTCCCAGTCGACACCCTCGTACTCCCGCTGCCGCCTGGACGGCCGAGGGGCCCGCTGGGCCTTCCGGAGGTTGGCCCTCGCCCGCTCGTAGATGGCATGCGGCACGCCGCCATTGGGCTCGCTGGTGACCTTCTCGTAGGCCCAGACGACGTACGACGGGTGCTCGTCCGCTATCTCCCGCATGGACCGGTTGCGGTACATGCCGAAGGTGAAGAGGTGGATTCCACTGGACAGGAGCGCCATGGCGTCAGTCCAGGAAGCTGGCGACAGGGCTCAGGAGCTCGCGCACCGCCGGATCGTCGAGGAAGGAGGACTCCTCGTCCCGCTCCTCGAAGGTCGCCTCGTCCTGGAAGACGCCAGTGCACACGAATGTCTTGCCGTCCGTCTTGACCCTGTCGCCCACGCGGTACTGGACCGGCATAGCTATGCCGCGACAGTTAGGCATTGGTGAGGTGAGCCCTCCCATGGCGCTGATGCCACCTAGTCCCCCGCTTTCCTTGATGGCCTGGAGAGCTGGCCCCAGCTTCATCACCTGGGCCTGCACCATGCGCCTCAGGGCCTCATCCGCCTCCTGCCTGAGAAGCCCCTTCGCCAGCTTCTCGACGGTCGCCCTGTACCCGGGATCGTGCTTGTGCTCGACGACCTCGTCGGGTGCCTTGGGGGCATGCACCGGCTGGGCATGCATCTGGCCCCGCTTGGCCATCAGCTCCTTGGCACGCTCCCACTGTGCCTGCGTGATGCTGAAGTGGCTCGACCCGCTGCACCACGCGAAGTGGATGTAGCTGGGGTCTGCCTCCAGCACCTGGTTTACCAGCTTGCCCTCGTACTTGCCGCGGGTGAAGCGCCCATTGATTACTGCGTCTCGCCATGCGCTCATTTTACCACCCCGTGCTGCAGGTACGCCTTGAGGGCCTCGCCAAGGGCGTGGGCCATCTTCGACCCATCAAACCCGATCAGGCCAGCCTCCTTCTTGAAGATCCACAAGGCATCGGCCAGCGCGCCGGCGTGTCGGTCCTGTGCCCTGATGTAGGCCTGCGACAGGGCCTCGTAGTTGACGAAGGTGACCGTGCCGTCGGCGTGGTGCTTGTACTCGGGCTTGAGCTGCCCGCCCTCTGGCGTGGCTTGCTCTGGGGTGGATTCAAAATCGGCCCTTACCTTTTGCAGCGATTCCGCCAATGCCTGCACTTTCGCATCGCGGCTGTTCAGCAACTTGCGGATCAGTGCCGTCAAATGGTCGATTGCACCGTCAACCTGGGCGCTCGTAGAGCATGGGCAACTCGCAGAATTGCCACACCATTTGAGGCAGGCGGCAAACTCGTTTGATGGGTCGGCGGCTCGCTTTGCGCAGCTATATGCTTGCACGTGATCGATGGTTGTTTCCGGAATGTCTTTCATTTTATCAACCTGCTTAAAATATTCATGGTCAGGGTGCGCGATGCAGAATTTTTTCGCTTCCATTTCGGAGAAGAAGCTTTCAACGATGCAATCGTCGGCGTGGTTATCTATTTCTTTGACATGCCAAACACGACAGCCGCGCTTCGCTTCCCGTTCCGGATCAGACACTTCCTGTTGCGTTGGCTCTTGCTGTGCGGGCGAGAGAATGATGGCATGCTGGACCCGATCAGCAGCAAGGCTGATCGCAGCCTTCCATCCGCTGGCAAAAGTGCCATGCCCGGCTGGAGTATCAATCGCGCGTACAGCGTCGCTCAATACCTTCCGCAGCCCAGCCGCTTGCCTTTCGGCGATGGCCTTGTTGGCCTTGCCGGCCTCCATCAGGGCGAGCACCACGCCAGCGTACTGGCGGTCTGCGAGCTCCAGCCTGTCCTCCAGCTCGACGATGCGACCGAACATGGCCGAGGCTACATACAGCAGAGCAGGACTCTGCCGGTAGCCATCTTCCGTGTGCAAGTCCAGCATAAACTCTGTGCCTTTGGCCCGCGATACGACTAGCGGCTGGTTGCCATGCCCCGTGTAGACCTTCAACCCGATTTTCCTGTCCATCCCATCTCTCCTTCAAAGTTAGATCGGGCGACCGCAGTGGCCGCACTTGCCCTCCCGACCTCGGTTGGGCGCACCGCAATTGTAGCAGACCCTCTCGGGCGCATCAACCCTCGTATAGGCCATGGTTGCTCCCGCAGTCGCAGTCCCGCCTCGCGAACGGGTCCTCGTACGTGCCGATGACGAAGGCGACGTCCCCTCCGAGCATCTCCATCACCTGCCAGCTCCAGCCGGCCGGCACGACGCGGCGGGCGATCGCCTCCATGACGGCCTTGCCCATCGGATTGCCCAGCACCATGTCGCGGCCGAGCACGCTGAAACCGCGCTGCACCTCGACCTCGATCGACAGCTCGCCGATCTCGCGGGCGACGGCCTCGCCCAGGCCGTTCTTGTAGGCCTTGTACAGGCTCTCGACGCGCTCCGACACGCGCTTCGCCTGGCTCACCAGGTAGTCTTCGCCGTGGCTCATCAGAATGCTCCCGGAGCGACCTGGAAGCAGGTCAGGCCGTGGCGGCGCCACATGGCCACCACGCGGTCGCGGTCGTCGAAGACCGAGTGCACGCGCTTGATGGGAATAACTGGCGGGCGCACGAGGCGGTCGCCGTCGAACTTGCCGAGCAGCCACTCCTCCTTCAGCTTGTCGTCCGGCGTGTAGAGGCTCTCTGGGCGCATGACGATCTTCTCGTAGTCGACGCCGTTGGCCTGCAGCCACGCCTTGGACTGCTCCAGCACGGCGCTGCTGCGCCCGGAGACGACCCACAGCTCGGCGCCGATCGCCCTCTTGAGGGCCATCACCGTGTCGATGACCCTCTGCTTCGGCGTGTCGAAGACGCACCGCTCGTGGAAGGTATCCCAGTCTGGCTTCCACGTCGCGCGGGTCAAGTCGTGGGGCCGCTCTACTAGGTGGCGGCGGTGGTGGAGGTTGGCGAGCGTCCCGTCGAGGTCGCTGAGGATGATGCTCTTCATTAGGATGCTCCAGCAGTTGAGAGGCCGAGGGCGCGCAGCACCCCGGTGAATGGTGGGATGGGATCGCCCTTGCGGACGTAGTAGAAGAAGGAGCGGCCGTCGTAGGCGATCTCGTGCCTCTGGTACTCCAGGACCTTCAGGCCGCGTGGGTCGCTTGGCGCCGGGTCCTCCAGGGCGACGATGGGCCAGTTGCTGTGGATGAGCTGCCCGTCGAATGGGCCGCCGAAGGCTGGTAGCCCGTCCATGTCAGATGCTCCCCAGGTCGACCCGCACGCGGGACAGGCGGTAGCTGTAGCCCATCTTCCCGATGGTGGTCCTCGCCTCGAACTGCACGTCGATCCCCTGGGCGTCGAGCCCCACATGTTCCTTGAACTGCGCGAGGGTCATGGCGATCGACTCCGCCAGCTCGTGCTCCAGCTTATGCCGGGCCTCGCGGATCTCCTCCAGCGTCTGTACCTTGGCCATGTCAGTCCTCCTTGAAGTAGGTCACGCCGTCGTCACAGAGCCAGCCTGTCTGGGCCGAGATGTACCCACCGCCGTTGCCACCCGAGACGTACTGCCCCTCCTTCTTCGCCACCACCTTGCACGCGTGGTCGACCTTGAACTGCTTCCAGCGCTTGCCGTCCTCGAGGGCTGCCATGCCCACTACCGCGATCAACACCACCAGGCCCAGCACCATGGCAATTATCACCATCAGCTCGCCGTCGACTGCGCCCCGCAGAATGTCCTTCTTCTTCATGATCAATTCTCCTGTGAAGAGGGGAGCCGAAGCTCCCCGTCATTATCAAAGCCCGTCGATCACTCGGCGGACAGCTGCTGGACGGCCGCGTCGAAGGCGGCGCGTGCCGGCGTGCCCTCGCCCAGGGCCTTGGTGGCCTTCTCCATCATAGACTCGCGCTTGTGGATCACGTCGACCTCGGCCAGCTGCTCGAGGAAGAGGCGCTCCTTCCCCACCTGACGGTCGTAGAACGAGCGGTCGACCTTCTGCAGTGCCCACTTGTAGGTAAAGGACGCGTCGGTGTCGATGCGCGGCGCCTTGTCGACGGATTGAACCTTTACGACGGTGAGGCCGCTCTTCGGGCTGTCCACCACCAGGTGGTCGCCCGCCTCGACCTTCCAGTCCTTGTGGACCTTGTAGGTATAGCCCGGCCCGCTCGTCGGCTGGTCGATGAAGTGGACCACGCAGGTCGTCATGTTCTCCTGCAGCAGGTTCAGCAGGTGTCGTTGGTTGCTCATGTCGTTCCCTCCTTCGGGGTGTTGTTTGTCTGAGTTGATATTCTGGCCCCAGGACGGGGTGGGCGATGCCCCCGTTCGCAGCGAGCTGGGGCCTGGGACGCCCGGCGTCGCCTCCGCGACGTAGCGGAGCTTGACTGGCTGAGGTGTCAGGGCCTCGAGGGCGATGCGCCCGACGTGCGTGGGGTACTCGGTGATGAGCTCGCCGACGCCGTTGACCTCCATCCATTTGCGCACTCTGGCGCCCTGGTAACTGTCCAGCTTGACTGAGCAGCGCTTGGTAGGCGAGACGTAGGTCAGGCGGTAGCTGTCGCCGGCGTGCCTGAACAGTCCTATCCGAGTCGCGTCGGGGCGGAGTATGAGCTCACGTGGCGGGCCATCGGGTCGGACGTAGCGGGTCGTGAGGGGCTGACCCCTATAGGCGAAGTCAAAGTCGCTCATGATGGGCGCCTCTCCACGGGCGGGAAGACCTGCTTCTCGCCACGCTGGAGGATGACTGGCTCGGCGCGCAGGTGCTGCGGCAGGTACGTCCTTGCGTCAGCCGGCGTAGCGCACCGCTTGGCCTCGCGCTCCAGCTCGGCGCGTCGCTCGCGGTCCCTGATGGTCTCCATGCGGACGTAGACCGCGACGCCGGCCAGCAGTAGGCCGACGACGATGGGCAGGGCTAGGATGAAGTAGAGGGCCCCATCGATGACGGCGCGGTCCACCAGCTTGAATGCGCCGGCGACTACGATGAGGATGGCCGTGGCCCAGAAGATGGCCCTGGCTGCGTCCAGCAGCAGCGAGCCGAGTGCCTTGAGGAAGAGTTTTGTGGTCTTCACGGGATGCTCCCTTTTGTTGAGGTGAGAGCATCGTGCCACGGACGGGCGGGGTTCGGACCCCGCCATACTTCGGGAGCTGGCTACAGGAGGACGCGGTATCCCCTGCCCCGGAGGCACTCGCGGGCGACCTGCCGCTGCGCCTGGAAGCCTGTCGCCGCGCCGCCAGCTCCGCCCTGGACCGCGCCGACCTTGGCGCCGAAGGCGGCGCCGCGGCCGCCGTCGACTACCGCGCCCAGCACCGCGCCGAGCAGCGCGCCGCCGCCGGCTCCGGCGAGTGCCGTGCCGCCCACGTCGACCTGCCTGGCGTAGTCCTCGCACTCCCTCACGTCGAGGCCGTAGCGGGCCATGTCGACGCCCTTGGTGTCGACTATCTGCTGAGGTGCCGCGCAGCCGGCCAGAGCGATGGCTGCGAGCACTGCTACCGTGGTCTTCATATCGTCGTCTCCCATCAAATGTGACAGTAGGTCCATCATATGCAAAATGCCGGCGATTTACGCCAGCATGTTCACGATACCTTGCGCGTGCCGTCCTCGAAGTCCTCGCGGCCGTCGTAGGAGCGGTGGATCATGTGGTTGGCCGCCTGCGGGTCCCGCTCCGCCCCGCAGGGACAGTCGTCGCCGAGCTCGTGGCTCCGCAGGTCGTCCAGCGGCACCGTGTGGAAGAAGCCCCACTCGTCGGGCTCGGTCGTCGCGAGCCACCCGCCGAATGGGCCGTTGCCCTCCCTCACCTCGATCGTCACGATCCGCTCCTGAATGCGTCCACTGCGCTGGACTGGGCCAGGCTGGCCAGCGTGAGCGTGTCGACGTTTGAGTTGGGCGAGTACATCCTGTACTGGCTGCCGTCGCAGTATGTCACCAGCAGGGACTCCAGCTCGCCCCTCTCGATCCGGTCGGCGATGGCCCTCAGCTCCTTCGCCGCCTCGGGCTTGACGCCCCCCGGCTTGGGCTGCTGCCCGAACTTTCCCTCTATCACTTCCATAGCTGTCCTCCAATCGGTGATCGGTCCCTGCCGAAGAGCAGCGCCTCGCCGCGCAGGGTGTTGTCGCGGTGCGTGACCGGCTCCAGGTGCGCTGGGTTGATGCACGACCTCACCCTGCAGGTGTGGTCCAGGATGAGGCCCTCGGGTATCCGCCCGACGTGCCTCTCGTACGACAGCCTGTGGGCCATCAGCTTCTCGCCCATGACGGAGAGGCGGCCGTAGTCGTTCCGGTTCAGCTCGCCGGTCCACAGCCAGCACGTACAGAACGGGACACGCTCCGTCCTGCCGTCGAGCCTCTCCGCCACGCCAGGCAGCCTGCCGTTCAGGGCCTCCACTCTACCGGCTCCCTGCTGGTCAGCGCGCGGACCATCTCCCCACGCAGCCTCTCCATCTCGCCCTCGCACCAGCGGGCCGTGGTGGCCTCCTGGTCGGTCTCCCAGGATAGGCGGAAGGGCAGGCCGCTCCAGACGCGCCAGACGGCCTCGTACTGGGCCGTGAGGGCGTCGACGGAGGCGCGCCTCCCCCAGGTCCGCCACGCCAGGCGGCCCCACCTGGTCGGCCCACTCCACCTGGGGTGGATGCGCCAGGCGAGCCTGACGTAGAGGTCCGATGGGAAGTCCGTCCTGGTGGCCAGGCTCCAGAGGCCCATCGCGTACAGCAGCGGGACGGCCCAGGGACGGCGGTGGAAGGTGACGGTGAGGACGTCGCTGTGCACTGACACGGTGCTCATCGTGGCCCCCTGTTGCGCTGCAGGGCCTCGAACTTGCGGGCGCAGTCGATGCAGCGGCCGAGGCCGAGGGCGACCCGCTGCTCCTCCACCGGCTCCTCGCAGTCGACGCACGCGCCGGCCGGATCAGGATCCGGGAGGATGTTGCTGGCCCTCGCCCGCTGCCTGTGTAGGTACTGGGCCTCCTCGTTCAGCGCCTCAGCCTGCTGGCCGGCGCGATCGAGGGGGTCGGTGCAGTGCTCCTGCTCGGTGCCCATGCGCTCGATCGCCATCGCTCAGCCCCTCGGTGGGATGACCTGCGCCCACGAGGCCGTGGCGCTCACGCTCACGGCATGGAGCGTCGCGGTCTCGATGGAACCCGCCCAGGACATGTAGCCGTTGACGGAGATGCGGACCTCGAGAGGATAGGGACCCGGCGGGTGCTCGTCGGCCAGCAGCGCGAGGACCGAGTCGACGTTGGCGAGCACGGCCTGGCGGTCGCGGGAGTGGACTGGCTGGCGGGCCACGACGTCGCTGTCGAACTTGGCCTCGATGGCGAGGCGGGCGGCGCCCTTGTCGGCGCCGGCTGCGGTGATTGAGTAGCTCACTGGGTGATCCTCCTGGTTGGACCGCCCCGGCCTGTCCGGGGCGTTCGGAAGATCATGCCCCGGAATCGTCCCCGGTGTTGCCCGCGAACTTGGCCTGCTGCGCCGCCGCCTGCTCCGCCCAGGTCTTGGCGTCGATCGGGCCGGGCACGATGAGCACGCCGGTCTGGCCCGTGTGCTCCACCTTGGCGCTCACGTTCTCTCGGTAGGTGTCCGGCTTGCGCGCCTTGAGCATGACCGTCAGGAGCTGGTCGGAGTACCGCTTGACGGTCAGGTTGCGCTGCTCGCCGGTGTTCGCGTCCTGCACCATGGTGGGCAGGCCTCGGTAGATGACCGGCTCGTCGATGCCCGTGACGGCGCGACGGAAGGCCTCCCTCTCCAGTACGTCTGCCGACTCGTCCATCGCGGCCAGGAACAGCTCGTCGAACCACTCGTCGTCGGCGCGCCAGACGCTGATGGCACCCCGCGATACTCCGGCGGCCTCGCACCCGTCGAGGATGATGCCCCTCTGCGCGAAGGCCCTGAGGAAGTGGACCTTCTTGTGCAGGGCCTGCCTGGTCAGCATGTGCGTCACGCCCTCCAGGTCGTCCTCGGTGAGCTCCAGCTCCCTTATGGGGCCACGCGCCTTGGCGGAGGCTGCCCGCTCCTTAGCGTCCATGTCCTTCTCCTATGTGTTGGTTGGGTATGTGTGCGAGTGTACGCCGCCGGAGGTGGGGCGGGATGCCAACGAGGGGAATGCTGGGTGTCCGCGCGCACGAGGCCCATCCCTCGCCGCTCGAGAGTTTTTTCCGCGAGGAGCTCGTGGGGCCCCGTCGGGCGGTCCCGCGTTCGGCCACCGCGAGACCAGTCCCCACCGATCAGGACGCCCTCATAATAGCCACGCCATGCGAGTTTTCCCAGTCGTTCGAGTCGGCCCAGTAAACCAAGCCCCCTCATCATCTATTTTTACTCAAAAAGTCTATATTATCTATACCTATCTTAACCTTTATTATTAAAGGTTTAGATAAAAATAATAAATAAAAACAATAACTTACAGCATAAATCTGAGGGTCTGAACCTTCTGAACCTGGTTTTCACCGTCCCGAAACGTACTACAAAGAATGTTGTCTTGTAGTACGCTCGGGTCAGTGTCGGTGCGTTCGGTTATTTCCTGGTACAACACACAGTGCCAAGGTCCAGATGCGGCGGAAAGTCCCGAAAGCCTTGCGGCGCAAAGCTTCCAGTCGCTGGACCTTGGTTTTTGAAGCCTCAGCGGCCTCAGACAGCCCCTCCTAGCCCTGCTCAGGCCAGTCCAGCTTGGCGCCCATCTTCACCTCGAAGGCCCCCCTGGCCGCACGCAGCCCCGGGAGGATGTACGCACCGGCCCGGCCTCCAGCATCCACCCTGATACCATACATGTCATCGGGTGGCTTCACCTGCGTGTTCTTGAAGGCGATCAGCTTGCCGAGCCGCATGCCGAAGGCGACTGGGTCAGCTGGCCGGTAGGACCGCTGCTCCTTGGCGAAGTCCACGTAGTCGGCCCTCAGCATCTCCTTGATGACTGTGCAGCTCCCGTCCATCGTCCACTCGCCCGCGTTCGGCAGCATGCCGTCGAGGAGCTTCAGGTACCACCACCTCTCGACGTCGTCCATGCTCATCACCTTCTGCTTGACGAGCGCGTCCGTCACGGGCACGTCGTCCCTGGGCGTCCACCGGCCGAGGTCCCTCGTGAGCATGTCGAACAGCATCGCAGCCAGCCCGCCCTCCTTGTACAGCTGCCGGTTCAGCCTCTCGAAGAACGCGTGGTCCCCCGCTCTGGCGCTCGTCACCTCGAACACGGCGAACCGGCGCTCACCGTCGAGGCCGGCCGGCACGACCCAGTCGCCGTTGGCCGCCATCACGATGTGGATGAGGTTCTTGCCCATCGTCGCGTCGCGGCCCTTGCCCTCGTAGGCGATGGTCGGCTCGGTGACCAGCTGCTTGAGCTTCGCCTCGCCGCTCTTGTCGCCCGCCCAGAAGGCCTCGTCGGCGAACAGCAGCACGCAGTTCTGGAGGTGTGAGTTGAACCGGCCCACGAGGTGCTCCGGCGAGCTGATGTTCAGCCCGCTGCCGCCGGCCAGGTCCGAGAGCGCACGGCCCAGAGTGCCCTTGCCGGTGCCCTTCTCGCCGCGGAAGCACATCGCGACCTCGGCCGCCCGACCGGGGTGCTGGAACATGTAGGCCATCCAGTTGAGCACGTACTCGTAGTGGTCCCTACGGCCGGCTACCAGCACATCCAGGATCAGCTGCTGCAGCAGCGACCAGTCACCCTGCTTCGGCTGCACCGACCATCCGCGCCAGAGGTTCAGCCAGCCGTCGTGGTCCCGCTCGGGGTCGAACAGGACGCCCTTGTACTGGCGCCTCGTCGCGCTGCGCAGCCACATGCTGGACTTGGTGACCAGCTTGTCACCGAGCTCCACCAGCTGGTTGCAGTAGAGGTTCTCGAAGTCCTCCTTGCTGGAGCGCTGGAAGAACGGCCGCTTCAGCACGGGGTCCATCTCCTCCGTGAAGATCCTGAACTTGCCGCCCTCGAAGACCACGCAGTGCCTGTCGTTCAGCTCCTCCACGACCGTCAGCCTCGCCTCCGGCACCTCGCGCAGCCTCGCGTCGTCGACGCCGGCGCCCTCGTCCTCGTCAGGCTCCCACTCGTCGAAGTCGTCCTCCGGCTCCGTGCGGGCCACCTCGCCGCCGTGCTCCTGCACCACCTTGTGCAGGTACTTCACGGTGACGGGCCGCGAGCCGGTGGCCGTGTGCAGCGAGTCCCAGCGCCGCCCGATGATCCAGCCGTCGTCGGCGTAGTCCGGGTCCCTCGTGCACCACTCGATCCACTCCTGCCTGCCCTCGCCGGCCGTGGCGTGGTGGCACGCCATCATCAGGTTGAGCCAGTCGTCGTGCGAGGAGAAGTCCTCGGCGTCGAGCTGCTCCAGCGTCTCCGCCAGCATCGTTGGGGTCAGCTCGCCGAGGCCGGCCGCCTCGCCGTGCGCCCTGGTCGGCCGGCGTATCAGCCGCATCATCTGGTCCGGCAGGTCGGGCATCTCGTGCAGGAAGGGCGCGAGGTCGTCCCACACGTAGTGGGCGCCGGACGGGTGGACCGAGCCGGCCGCCACGACCTGCCTGCCCATGGACTTGAACTCGATGCCTGGGTAGTCCTCCAGCGAGTCGAGCAGCGTCACGTCGGCCGGCTTGCTGAACCAGAAGTGGTCGCCGCCGGATCCCGTCACCGTGTGGGGGCAGACCGACAGGTCCAGCCTCAGGGCGGCGACGAGCTCGGCCAGCACGTTCCGTCCCTCGGGGAAGTTGCGCGGGTCGACGTCGAGCACCATGACGGTGGGGGGCAGCCTCACTCCCACGTTGTAGCCGCCAGCCTCGGCGGACGCCATCACGGCGCGGCTGTCGTAGGTCTTCGCCTGCCACGCGCCGTCGCGGGGAGACTTGCCCCGCTGTCGGCCGCGGTCGTCGACGTAGTTCCAGCGGTGCAGCGGGATCAGCTGCAGGCCGGCGGAGACGTACGCCTCCATGTCGTATGTTCGGACGGCGTGGCTCACTCGTCGGCTCCGGTCGGGCGCAGCTGGAGGCCGGTCGCGCGGGCCCTCTCGATGATGGCCCTCACGATGTCGGCCTCCTTCACCGAGCCCACGGGTCCGCCGCTGCGGACCGCGTCGAGCTGCTCCTTAATGTATGCTCGCTGCTCCTTCGAGACCCGCAGGCTCATCTGCTCTGTAAATGCCATGTCGTATATGCTCCGGTTGGTTGTTCTTCCTCGGTCCGTTCGGGACCGGGAGTTAGACTGTACCGCGGCGCCTCGCGGGGCAGGAACCACCACGGCGTACCGCGAGGCGCTACGATGGCCGGGGCGCCGTCGTTGCTCGGGCCGGGGCCTCTCGGTGGTTCCGCTCCCCGGTCGGGTCGGGTACAGTGACAACTCCTCAACCACGAAGCACAACACAAGGAGCAACACAATGAGCATGGACGAATACATGAAGGCGACCCTGGACCTGCAGTTCCGTCAGGTCGTGGCACTGGAGCTGATCGCCGAGCGCCTCAGCACGACGGGCCAGCTGATCGGGGGTACCCTGGTCCGCACGACCGAGCGGGTCGGCGAGCTGTCCCACACCGTGACGGCGGTGGCCGTCGACGCCACCTCCACCCGCGAGGAGGCCGACAAGATCGCCCAGGACTCTGCCAAGGCCAGCCAGGCAGCCGGCAAGGCCGCGAAGGACGCGGCCGAGGCGAAGCGCAAGGAGGCAGCTGCCGCCGCGGTGGCCGAGGCACAGGCCAAGGCCGACGCCGCCAAGGCTGCCAAGGACGCGGAGGCCGCCAAGGCCGCCAAGGACAAGGAGGAGGCCGACGCCCTCGCCGCCATGATGGGCGACGAGAAGCCGGCCGACGCGCCGAAGCCCCCCTCGGTCGACGACGTCCGCGCCGCCCTGAAGTCCTACGCCCAGACCCAGGGCAACCCAGCGGCCATGAAGCTGCTGAACGACTTCAAGGCCAAGGCGGTCAGCGAGCTGCCCGAGGACAAGCGCGTCGACTTCATCGCCGCATGCAAGGTATAAGGGAGGATGACCATGGAAGAGCAAAAGCCTAAAGTACTCATCGAGGGCGGCGTGCACTCTGGCGTCGGCGCCCGCCTCGCCAAGAGCCTGTCGGCCCTGGCGATCGCCTTCGGTGCCCTGCCACAGCAGCTGACCCGCACGATGCGCTCCTTCGAGTCGACCGGCCGCATCCGCAGCAAGGGCGGCAGGCAGTACCCGTTCTCGTCGAAGCGCCAGGACATGAACTCGGCCCGCAAGATGGTGAGCGTGCTGGGCCCCAATGGCCACTACACAATGCAGACCCTGCCCGCCGGGCAGCGCCTGACCATCGCCCAGGCCGAGCGTCGCCTGGCGGGCAAGTCGATCTTCGGTACCGACTGATGGGAGCCCACGCAAGGAAGAACGCGTCCGGCTGCAAGCGCTGGTCGAACTGCCCCGGCAGCCTCGTGCTGTCCGAGGGCAGGCCCAACGAGTCGTCCGCGGCGGCTAGGCTGGGCACGGCTGCCCACGGCCTGGGCGAGCACTGCCTCCGCTCCGGTCGCTGGCCCATCGACATGGTCGGTGGCATCGTCTACCTCGACGAGGACGAGGATGCCCACGTCATCCCGCCGGATCCGGATGCAGGTGAGGAGGCGGATGCTGCAGCCTACGAGGCCTGCGAGCTCCACGAGGCCTTCCCCATCGACGCCAACATGGCCGACGCGGTGCAGGTCTACGTCTCGGCCGTCCGCGAGGAGATGGAGCTGCGGCCGGACGCCGAACTGATGGTGGAGCGTCGCTTTGACCTCTCGTGGGTTCGCCCCGAGATGTTCGGCACGGGCGACGCCACGGTGTTCCAGCTGTTCGAGCACATGTCCGTCAAGGACTACAAGCACGGCCAGGGCGTCGTCGTCGAGGTTGCCGAGGAGGGCAACTGGATCTTCCACACCTTCAAGGGCGAGGCCCCGGTCGTCGCGGACCCGACGCGTCAGATGCGGGGCAACCCCCAGCTGATGTACTACGGCCTCGGCCTCGCCAAGGAGGTGGACTGGGCGTTCGAGACGCTGGACCTGACCATCATCCAGCCGAGGGCGCGCCACGCCGACGGCGGCGTGCGGACCTACAGCACCTCGAAGGCGGAGCTGCTGGAGTACCAGGAGTGGCTGGAGCGCGCCTCCGACGAGGCCGACCGTGCGACGGCTGCGGTGGACAGGGCGGGCCTGCGCGGCGGGCACCACGGGCAGGTGGCGGTCTTCCTCCACAAGGAGGGGTTCCTCCACGCTGGCACGCACTGCCAGTTCTGCCCCAACGCAGGCATCCCGTGCCCCGCGCTGATGGACGAGGCCTACACGCAGGCCAAGCTGGACTTCGTCGACGGCGAGCCCATGCTGGAGGTCATCGACGACGGCACGCCGGACGACCGGCTGACGCAGGCCATGGCGGCGGTCCCGATGCTCGACATCTTCTGCAAGGCAGTCAACGGCGAGGTGCTGAGGCGCCTGCAGCAGTCCGAGGACGGCACCGGGTTCGGCCACAAGCTGGTCCGGAAGCGCGCTAACCGCGTGTTCGTAGAGGGCGCGGCTGACATGCTGGTGGAGCGCGGCTACCCCCGCGAGGCGCTGTTCCACCCACCGAAGATGAAGGGCATCACCGACATCGAGTCCCTCCGCCCTGCGGCCCTGATCGAGCGCCTGAAGGAGCAGAAGGTCAAGGCCCCCGTCGGCGCGCTGAAGGCCATCGTGGCCGAGGTGACCGACAAGCCGCTGGGCGGCATCACCGTCGCCCCAATGAGTGACCCGCGAGATGCGGTCGCACCAACCACCCTCGCGGCTGCCGACTTCGACGCCGTCGGGGAAGACTGAAGGAGCAAGCAATGAACCTATGGAAAATCCTGTACAAGCTGGGCGGCTTCCTGATGATGCCCGAGCAGCAGGAGCCGGCCCCACCGCCGCTCTGCGTCCTGGTGGCCCAGGAGCTGGACCGGGCCCGGCGCGACCACCTGGAGCAGCTGAAGCTGGCGGAGTACCACACGCAGATGGCACAGATGCTGGAGCGCCGCGTCCGTCGCCTGTCCACCACCCAGGTCGAGGAGGCCAGCCATGAGTGAGAGCAAGCTGCCGCCACGGAAGCTGGACCTCGCCGCCGCGATGGACCGCCTCGCCGAGATCGCCGGCGCGGAGAAGGAGAAGGCCCAGGCCCCTCAGGCCCACAACGAGTACGCCCTCATGTCGGTCGAGCGCCTGCTCAAGCTGCTGCAGGAGAAGGACGAGCTGCTGGCCGATGCTGACCGCAAGGCCATGGCGATGGTGGCGAAGGCACGAGTCCACCAGGTGCGGGTGACCCACCAGCACAAGGAGGCCTTCATGCTGATGACCTACCGCACCGAGGGCGGGGCGTTCGAGAAGAAGATCTGGAACTCCCGCGACGGCGTGACGCCCTTCCAGATCCACGTGGACGGCCAGCAGTACACCCACGCCATCGCCGAGATGACGGGCCCGTTCTACGACCGGCCCGAGGGCTGCATCGCGCAGTGGGAGACCCGCACCGAGGCCGCCATGATGGCAGCCTGGCGCCGTCGCCTGGAGCGCGCCCTGCTCGCTGGCCACATCACGAAGGAGAAGGCCAACGAGCTGGCAGACAACGTCGGCGCGGCGCAGGGCAACCACATGAGCATCGGCATGCGCTCGATGGTCACCGGCCGCTTCACCGACGAGGACTGAGGCAGGACCCGGGGCTGGCGTACGATCCGGCCCCGGCCGAGTAAACTGACTGTTCCCGAGCTCACTCGGGCAAAGCACCCACCCGCAAGCAAACCTAGGAGAAACACCATGGCAACATCCAGCAAGAACATCCGCAAGGTCACCACCCCAGAATTCCGCTGCAGCTTCCTCTACGCCTTCAAGCCCCAGGAGCCGATGAAGGACGCCCAGGACAAGACCCCCAAGTATGGCGTGACCATGCTGTTTGACGAGAAGGCCCGCACGACCGAGGCCTTCAAGGGGATGGTCGAGCTGGCGCGCGCCGCCGCCAAGGAGAAGTTCGGCGACAAGATCGAGTCCGACGGCAAGGGCTGGTTCCAGATGAAGGGCAGCGAGAAGCCGCTGAAGAACCCGTTCCGCAAGGGCGCCGAGAAGCCAGAGCTGGACGGCTACGAGGGCATGCTCTTCGCCGCTTGCACCAGCAAGATGCAGCCGGGCATCGTCGACTCCAAGCTCCAGCGCATCCTGAACGAGGCCGACTTCGTCTCCGGCCACTACGCCCGCGCCACCATCACGGCCTACGGCTACGACAAGGCCGGCAACGTGGGCGTCGCCTTCGGCCTGCAGAACATCCAGAAGCTGCGCGACGGCGAGGCCTTCTCGGGCCGCACCGCCGCCGAGAACGACTTCGACGCGGTGGACGACTCCTTCGAGACCACCGACGAAGGCGACGCAGACTTCATGAAGTAAGCCGCAGTCTACGACAGCGTATATGTAATGAGGGGCCCTTCGGGGCCCCTCTTCTATTTCCCGGAAGCAATACCCATCGTCCGTTACAATTTTCCCCATCTTTTCTCAATCAGGGGGCTCCCATGGCGGAAAATTCCCGCCATAATCATCCCATCGACTCACCCAACTGGGAGCACAAAATGCAGGCCGCCGAGAAATACTACTTCCAAGCAACGGGCAAGCGCACCAACCAGGTGCGCTTCACCTCCGAGCCCGGCGAGCGCGCCGAGGTCCTGAAGGCCGCCGAGGAGTACGCGAGCAAGCACCCCAACCAGCAGGTGGTGATGTTCTTACTTGACGAGGAGAAATGAGATGGCGGTCCTAGACAACAGCGTGTCCAAGCTCAGGGTGGCAGCCGCCTTCTCGCGGGTCCTCCGTGACTGGCTCACCGTCGATGAGTTCGCCGAGCTGGTGGAGCTGAACCGCGAGGAGACGGACAAGACCGTCTGCCACTCGCACGACTTCTGTGATGCGAACATGGCCATGCACGAGGCTCTAGTAGAGTGCGGAGCCATCGACGAGGACGGCTTTGACGCTGATGACGAGTTCATCGTCGAGCTGTTCAGCGCCGCTTGGGACAAGGCCGTGAAGAACGAATTTTACCTGCACGAGGAGAAGTGACATGAAGAGGCAGATGAGGCACGTGACGAACCACCCGTACCACGAGAACGGCGTGCCCGGCGTCCACCATGTCGAGGCCCTCGTCGAGTTCGACGACAGCGGCGACATCTGGTGGCGTGAGTACAAGGTCGTGAGGATCCTCGCGGAGAGCGGCCGCCCGTCCTTCGGACAGACCCCAACCGGTGGTGCAGTAAGCCGGACCGTCTTCGGCAACACCGCTATGATGGCCCGTATGGGCTTCCACGAGATCGAGGAGAAGTGACATGAAGGTCTACCAATTGGTGGCATTCGTCTACTGTGACCCCGTCGACCTCGAGCTCGACGACCTGATCGACGGCAACCAGCTGTTCGCCAGCGTCGCTGGCGGCAAGGCTGAGGTCCTGCGGCAGGTTAACGAGCACCGCACGGACATGGACCTCCCCGCCGCTGCCGACGCCGAGCTCGAGCGCGTGGAGGAGGGGGACGACTTCCCGACCGTGTACTACCGCCACCGCGACGAGGAGAGCGGGATCGAGTACCGCCTCCTCGAGACCGAACTGAACGACTGACAAGGAGAAGTGACATGACCACCATATACCAGCTCGTAGTCTTCAACCCCGATACGTGGGCCCCATCCGTGGTGGACGACGTCACGTGCAACCCGCTATTCACGGCCCTCTACCGGGCCCAGCATGCTGCCAAGACCTTCGAGATGGCTGCCGGCGGCGAGGACCGCGTCCGCACTCTGGCGTGGGTAACTGACGTCGCCGCCAACGGTCTCGTCGTCCACCGTGCCGAGGGCGCGGGCAACACCGTGTACCTGATTTTTGAGTCATCACTGTTCTGAGGAGGATGCCATGCGCAGCCACAAGATAGAGTTCCCCGACTTCGTGCTCGACGTCACCCCGCCGAAGGGGTTCGTCGACCACTCCGACCGCAGCGCCCGCGTGCCCTGCTTCCGCAAGGTCTTCCACACCGAGCCGCTGGCCGACCTCAAGGCCATCGCCGGCGTCGGCGGCGCGCCCTTCGCAGAGGTGCTGCTGTGGATTGACTACGCCTCCCCGGTGGATAGCCGCCGCTACAACCCGGAGGAGCGGCCGAGGAGCTGGGGCGAGGCGAAGCTCCGCCAGCGGTTCGGCCTCGAGATTGGCCACGTCGATCCTGGCATGCCACGCTGGGTCATGAGCACCAACAACTGGGGCGACATCCTGTCCGAGCTGGTGAAGGCGGAGCTCCGCATGGCACACCTCGCCCGGTCCTTCGCCTCGGCGGTGCAGCCATGAGCTGCGCAGTGTACTGGACGTCGCCGAAGCCATTCCGCTGCGACTGCTGCGGGGCGCCGATCGGCACCCGCTTCTATGACGCTGTGGTAGGGGTAGGCTGGCCCGGGGCAACGCGCTGGGGCATCCTCGACGAGAAGTGCTGGATCCGTCATAATGGTCGCCTCGGCGTCGGCGTCGGCCAGCGCTACGACCTGCAGGATGATGGTCGCTACATGAAGACGGGAGGCTGACGTGACGGAACGGACCATTAGGACGACCTACTACGGCACGAAGCTGGAGGCCCTCAGGAACAACTCCAGCTCCGATGCCAACAGGGCCGTGGCGACCTGCGTGCTCCACATGCAGATCGACCACTACGGCGCGCAGGCGGCGGAGGTCTACGACACTGAGACGGGCGAGCTGCACGCTGCGGTACGTCGCTGGAAGGACGGCAGCCTCAGGATCGTGTACCAGCGCGATCCCCGCTCCCACGAGCGGAAGTTCGCCGTCGCGGCCCTGCTGGAGGGGTTGAAGTGAACACGCGGGGCCTGATGGCCCTGCTGGAGGGGCTGGGCTACCAGTTCCTCAAGGACAAGGGCGGGTGGGCGTGCTACTGCTGCGACACCCGCGTGGAGGTGGCGAACACTCGCCACAGGTACCTCGGCGACGCCGTGTGGCTCGCCGAAAAACAACTGGGAGCATTGGCATGAGCCTACAGAATATGAGTGTCACCGACATGGTGGCGGCGTACACGGAGTCCGGCTGCGACGGGTCCACCCGCATGGGACGGCTGGTCCGCCTGATGCAGGCGTACCGCGCGATCGGGGCCGTGTGCCCGAAGGGGCAGGGCCTCAGCGGCGCCCTGCAGACGGCCAGCGACCTGGTCTACGCCGAGCTGATGGCCCTCGCCTACGCGATGGGCCTCACCGAGCACAAGGCCCTCTGCTTCTGCGACGAGGTGCTCAAGCTGATCGGGGACCCGTCATGAGCATGACGAGGGAAGAGCGCGCCAAGCGCATGGACAAGATCAAGAAGTGCCTCGCCCTGAGCAGGAGCCCAGAGCCGAACGAGGCGGCTGCGGCGCTGCGGCAGGCCCAGAAGATGATGGAGCAGCTCGGCGTGTCCGCCGAGGAGGTGCTCGCGCCCGAGGTGGACGAGGTGACCGTGAAGACCCGCGAGGGCTTCGGGAAGTGCCGGTACATGGCCTTCCTCGCTGACGTCATCTGCAAGGCCTTCGGCGTGCGGAGCATCTTCAAGCCCAACCCTGGGTCCGCCAACAGGCTCAACGTGAGCTACTACGGCCCAGCCGGGCGCGTCAAGCTCGCCGAGTACAGCCACCGCGTCATCGCCCGCGCCCTGCAGGCCTCGTGGGAGAAGTTCCTGCAGGACCACCCCTGGAAGAAGTCCGTCGGTGGGGCGCGCACGTCGTTCTACCAGGCGTGGATCGTGGCGGTGAGCGGGAGCATACAGGCGCTGGTCCCGTCCCCCGATGAAGACGCGGCGGTCGACAGGTTCGTCGCCGTGCGCTACCCTGACATGGTGAAGTGGGATAAGATGGCAAAGGCCAAGCACGACCCGCACGCTGCCGGCGCCGGCCGTGCGGCCGCGGAGGGATTCACGCTGTCGGTGCCCGTCGGCGCCGAGGCACAGAAGCTGCAGCACCGACCAACCAACTGAAGGAGAAAGAGATGAACGAAGCCAGCAACAGCAAGGCCCCGCGCAAGAAGCGCCCGGCGTACAAGTCCGTGGAGTACAAGGGCACGGTGTCCAGCGTCACCGACGCCTACGACTCGCTGGAGGAGCTCGCCTCCGAGGTCCGCGAGATCGTCGACAACTCACCGGAGGGCCTCAACCAGACCCAGCGCATCCAGACACTGGATGAGGCGGCGGGCACGCTGGAGAGCCTCTCCCGCCCGGACGTGCCCGAGGCCGTCGCCGAGCTGGCGATCGCCTACAGCGAGGCACACCCGACCGATAAGCGGCGGGAGCCGAGCCGTGCGATCCGCGCCAGCAACTACGCGTCCGTGCTGCGGGCCGCGTCTGACCGGGTGCGGGAGCAGCTGGAGGCCCACCGCGAGGAGACGGACGAGGACCAGGACGAGTGGGATGACATGGAGCAGTTTGCCAACCAGCTCGACGAGGACGCGGACGCCGTCGAGGGCTGCGAGTTCCCTGGCATGATGGGATAGGGAGGCCCGCGTGAAAGTGACCATACGCCAGTTGATTCGAGAGCTGGAGCAGATCGCCCGCGAGCACGGCGACATCGAGGTCCAGAAGCAGCTGAGGGGGGCCTCGCAGGCCGTCCCTATCGGCCGACCCATCATCTATGAGGAATACGACCGCGTCCCGTTGTTCCAGTGCTGGAGGGTCGGCGCTGCCCGCGAGGTCAAGAAGAAGGTGGTGGTGCTGTGAACGTCGTGAAGCCCACCTACTGCGAGGACCACAGGCTTCCGATCCTGGGGTCCTGCCCGTTCTGCGCGGACGGCGTCTGGCCGACGCGGGACGTGGAGGCTCGGGCCGACTTCGCTGGCGTCAAGCTGGCGGGGACCGACTTCCTCCCGCACCAGGAGGTCGTCGAGCTCGAGGACGTGGTGTGGACGGTCGGCCGCCAGCTGATCGAGCTGGAGAGGCTCGAGAGGCTGGTGGTGGCGCCCGTCTACGCCGCCAAGAAGTCGCTCTACACGAGCATGAAGAGGGCCAGCATCGACACCCGCACCATGCAGCGGGCGGTCATGGTCTACCTGGGCCTCGACGGCAGCCAGCGCCTCCGCAACGAGGCCGTGGACGCCGTCGTGGCCATAATGAGGAGAGGAGAGGAAGATGCTGGAGCTGTTCCAGTTCCCACGGGGGAAGGACCCCCATAGGCGCCAGTACAAGGACTGGCTCGAGCCGCCCTCGGCGTGCGACGCCTGCTCTGGCCCGGTAGTGCTGGTGCAGAACCGCGTGCTGTACCGGCAGAACATGGGCTGGGCTGCAATGTACTGGTGCCTCTGCTGTGGCGCAGCGGTGGGCTGCCACAAGGGCACGGCCTTCCCACTCGGCCTGATGGCAGACGCGCCCACCCGCTCCGCCAGAGGCGCTCTGCACCGGCTGGTCGACCCGCTGTGGCAGGGCCGGCGGATGACGCGCGACCAGGTCTACGCGTGGCTCGGCGGCCTACTGGGCCTGCCTCCGGGCCGCGTCCCGCACATCGCCGAGATGGATGCGGCCACCTGCGAGAGGGTGACGGAGCTGGTCCGCTGTTTCATCCTGGTGGATGACTTCGGGGCCTGAGCCGGGGTAGAATGGTCTCCTCAACCCCGAGGAGACCACGTGCAGGACGACATTCACCCAACAGTGCAGGCGGCGCTGGAACATGCTGAGGCCAGGCAGGGCCTGGCGTCGTCTGCCCCAGTGCACACCGACTACGAGGCCGAGCGGCGCGCCCAGCGCGTGTGGGTCAACCCGCCGAAGGCCACCCTGGACTTCGAGACCCGCTCCGCCTGCTCCATCAAGGACTCCGGCAGCTGGCGCTACTCGCTCGACCCCACCACGCAGGTGATGTGCCTGCTCTTCCGCCTGCCGTACTGGGAGGAGGGCAGGACGGCCGAGTGGTACCCTGCGTTTCCCCACCTAGGCATCGACGAGGCCGAGTGCCCAGAGATGGCCGAGCTGGCCAGCTGGGTCGCCTCCGGTGGCCTGTGCGAGGCCCACAACGCCTGGTTCGAGCGGGGCATCTGGACCAACATCATGGTCCCCCGCC